TCTCAGGAAATAAACCTGGATTATATCCTTGGACTGATTTTCGAACACAACAGACAAAACAAAGGTAAGGGCGAAATGATCGAAGAGGTCAAACGCTTAATTCGTTCAAGCCTGGGGAACCGGGCGAAAGAGGGCCTGGTGGTCGATTTTATTCAGCAAACGAACCTGGATGATTTACCAGACAAAGCCAGCATCATTGACGCGTTCTTTACCTTTGCTCAACACGAACAGCTACGTGAAGCAGAAGCGTTGATTAAAGAAGAAAATCTCAATGAAGAGGCGGCGAAACGCTATATTCGCACGTCTTTAAAACGCGAATACGCCACCGAAAATGGCACAGAATTAAACGAGACATTACCAAAACTTAGTCCGTTAAACCCGCAATATAAAACGAAAAAACAGACGGTTTTCCAGAAAATCGTCACGTTTATTGAAAAGTTCAAAGGAGTAGGTGGGCAGATATAGTGTATTAATCTGAACCAGATCTGGCAGATATCTGTGCAAATTGCAGATAGCTGTCAGATCAAGCCATCGTAGGGATGTCTGTATCCACTTTGAACTCCGGTACACCAACGAACTCTTTAACCTTCATCTGATAGCCGGTTCTGTCAGTTTTGATGACTTCCTGCTTGCCCTCGATAAATTGCTCACGCCACTCGTCGCGACGGGAAGCTGGCATGATCAGCAAAACGTTAGTCATATCCGTGACCTTCCTCCAGTACTCGGCCCAAATATTCTGTTTCACCCATTCCAGATCGACTTTATCCAGCCAAGCTCGATTCAAACGTGAGCGTTCTTCATCTGGTCGATGGTTCAGTTGCAGCAGGCGATTAATCATGTTGTGGCGTTCGTCGCCATAAACGAAGTCGTGAACCTGATACATGAAGGCGATCTCTTTCTCGCACTCGGCTACGATTTCGTGGATGACGTTCATTTCCTGACGATAATCGATAGCAGTGTTTGAGTTGGTATCGTCGATGATGGAAAGAGCTGTATTCATAATTGCACCATTAAGAAAAGATTTGTTTAATAGTGCAATTATTTCAAAAATGAAAAGGTGCTAAATAGAAATTAACAGGCAATCCTTTAAATAAAGGTATTTGCTAATCATACTTTGAGGTATTTATAACCAGGATTTTGTTTGTATAAATCTTCTTAATATCCCATGTGACATTACCGGAATACCATTGACCGTTATATACTTGGTTTCCAGTTGCACCGGTCATAGTTACATAGACAGGTCTGTCGTAATCGGTTCGTCTATAGTTATAAACCCCAACCATAGCAGGCATTACCGCACACGGATACCCCACATCTATGGTAAATTGAGGGTCCGAAATAGTGATAAGTTTCGCATCAAGGGGCATCATCTCACCGTGATACACCATTGCGCCTGCGCTGTTATACATGGCAATGCCATAGCCAGAATGTGGTAACACCATATCAGAAAAAGCATAAACTGTTATTGTTCCGGGGCTACCATTTACCTGATGCAATCTGAGAGCATTGTATCCGTTACTATGTTCATGAATAAACATCATGTTCGCCTTATTACTGCTTTTTATGAAGAAAAAGCATGATTTGTTTGATGGGATTGATGTTTTAAAAACAGAACCTTTAGATGCAGACATTGTCCCTTTATTAATCAGATTTTGCGGAGTAAATTCTGGACTCATCCACAAACTTCCATCTGATTGAGTAATTGACATCCCGAACATAATTATCCCCAATATGTGTATATGTAAGAACCAAGCCCCGTATATAAATTTGACCAACTAACCGTATTTCCATTAATAGTAACTTTTGGAACAGGTAAATTGATGTAGTTGTCGTTGTTAAGAGGCATCAATGACCACACGGCATGAAGTGATTTACCCGATGGCGGATTAGAGTACGTCTTAGAGCCTGATGACGCCGTAAATCGATCAAGAAAAAAAATAGGTGTAAGGAAGCCAGTAACGTTAATTCCTTTATTGTTGTAAATCCCTGTACCGTATGCCATTTTTCATCCTTGTTTTTTATCAACACAATATGGCCGATCATGCGGCCATATCAGATCAATTAGAGCTTTGAAAGGCTTTGTGTGGCTGTGTTGCGAGGTTATGTCGATGGCTTAACTCACGCATCATGTCTTCAAGCCGACTCTTTGTGTCGTCGAGTTGGTCGGCCATTGCTCCCAAAAGCTGACGAACGGCCATCGGATCATCGCTGTTTAGTGATGGCATTTTATAACCCGCCTGAGAAGACATAAGATTGAACGCAGACATCAACATCGTTAGAGAGGATTTAAGCCCAGCAATTTCACGATCTTTGCTGGCAATAATCGCCTCACTCTTGTTAGTGTCATCAGTTCGTTGAGTCTCGCTCACCATATCCAAAGTCGCCTGCAACTTATCAGCGCGCTCTTTTTCAGCAAGATAATGAACACCGAAATGATGTGCTAAAGCTACAACCTGAGTTGGCTCTTCAAAGGTGGACTCAAAATTAAGTGCTGTAACCACTCTCTCAAATATGGAAACGTCTTCTATTCCTCGAAGAATGGCTAACATTTTGACCAGTTCATTAGCATCCATTTCTTCGAATAAGGCGTTTTGTTCATCAGCTATCGCTTTGCATTTCTTGCACATGTGTTTTTCCTAATGCTTAAACAAGTTGTTTTCTTATTGGCTTTATTGTGATGTGGCATAAAAGGGGAGCAAGCTAAACGTAAAGGTGCAAACTCTCTATTTCGGTCAACGAAACACAAGGGCCATTTGGCCCTTGTCATTAACACGTTGCTTTACGGACTAGCGGATAAGCGAAGTAGATCGCCAGACCAATGAGGACGCCATCAGAAATGACAGACATCATCTTTCCCGTAAAATCCACCAACACCGCCATCACCAGAAGAGCAATGACGGTCACAAGCCGGAATCTCTCAAGCATTAGAGATAAGCATCCAGTGACAACTGAAGCGCCTGTGCGATCTTTTTCAGTGCCAGCTCTTCTTGTTCGCCAATACCGTCTTGGTCGGCAATATCAAGGCACAGACACAGTACATCTACTGCATCATTAGTCCCGGCCACATCAGCCAGCTCACGTAAAGCCTGGGCATTAGCGCGGCGCGGTGAGGCTTCGTATTGAGCACGGATATTGGCGCTCATTTGGGCAATCTCACCAGCAAACGGAGAAAACGCAGGCAGAGCTGCAATTGTTTTCTCAAGAATGGAAATTTCCTTTGCGTCGCATGTGCCATCGGCATAGGAGATCATGTACGCGCCCCACACGGTGGCTTCAACCGCATCTCGGTTCTCCATTTTTTTGACCTCGATAACAGCTTTACGAGTTTTCTTTTTGAATAAACCTAACATGTGCTTTCCTTTTGTTATTTGTTAAAACAAGTTGTTTTCTAGTTACATGAATTGCTTACGAAAAGACGGTCAATGCATATGCACTAACAACCGTCAGAAATAACCAAGTACCGAACCGACTGGAAAAACAAAAATCCCAACTACACGAGCCAAGGTCATGCCAGCCTGAAACTGGAGATCGCCAGAGCAAACAAGTTTTATAATGTTCGATACCCAACCGGCGGCCATGAGGGCAAGAATTGCCAGCCAAATTTTTCCAAAGTGATTTGAAAACCAGTTCATACAACCGCCTTAGTCACAGCATGATCCTGAGTAACCGGATGAACTTGAGGTATCGCATCCACCGTCATCCCATCCAGAGTGACAGGACGCTCTACTGTAGTGGTGGTAATTGTCGTCGACGGAGGTGTGGTGATGGATGAACCCGGCATCAAAAGGCTCTGGCCGGCTGGAACGGCTACCGTCGCCAGTAAAACTATAATGAGAACGTAGGCCATTGGTTTCAGCCTCTTTCTTTGAAAATTTTCCATTCGAACTGTCCTTGTTGTTTTTCTCCTTCACTAAAGGCCGTGTACTTTTCGCTTCGCGTGAAGAACCAGAGGCAACAATCGCCCCCACGTTCGCAACAACTGACGCTTGATTATCTAAACGTTCATTCAGCAACCGAACGGTAGTCTCTAGTTCATCAAGACGTGACATAACACGACCGCTAAACAATTCGGCCAAAATTTGACGTAAAGAACGAGGACGTTTAGTTGCAGAAGTGAAATAGGTTTGACGTGCCATGTGGACTCCATCCAATGTCAGAAAGAGTTGCGGCTGGCGATTGCCAGCCGCCTTTCTCGTTCCATCCTGGAACTGTGTCTTACCGACACATTGTCATCCTGACGCTGATAAGATACATGATTTAAAATGATAGGTAAACACTTACTTACCACTTGTTATAAACAAAACCAATATCTTTCTTGTGAGGCATATCTGCTGCTGAAAAAGCTGCGATCTTCGCGAGTCGATCACATATTTCATTTTCACGATGCCCGGCGTGACCTTTAACCCACTTCCAGCGAACATTATGTCGACTTGCGGCCTCATCCAGACGTTTCCACAGATCAACATTCTTTACCGGTTTTTTATCAGAAGTCATCCATCCATTACGTTTCCACCATTTCATCCACTGTGTCATGCCGTTTTTCAGATACTGGCTATCAGAGTACAAAATAACGTTGCATGGATATTTCAAACGCTCCAGCCCGATAAGTGCGCCCATCATCTCCATGCGGTTATTGGTGGTGCTATGAAAACCATCTGAGAACTCGCGTTCCTCACCACGATACTGGAGAACGATACCGTAACCGCCCGGGCCACCCGGATTTTTAAGGCAAGAGCCATCACTAAAGATTTTCACGGTTTTGAGCTGGGGATTGAACTCTACGACAGGCGTTGTGGGATTGGTGCGGGGAGAATTTTTGTTTTTGGCTTTTTTGCGAGTTTTTGCTTGCGATCGGGCTGGTGTCTTCGTCGTCATATAAACTCCTGAATCAAGCGCCGCGCCGATTTTTTCCTCGCGCGTGCGCACACGCGTGCGTGTTAATAATTATTAAAATAAACAAATTACTTCCCAGAACAGGTTTTTATAAACCTGAACTGAACGAACGAAGTGAGTGAAGTTCACCTCGAACGAAGTGAGAGGTTGTCTTTTCAGGTAATACTCTCCCAGGGAGGTGAGTATAAAATTCCTCACCAACCTGGTCGTTTCATAACCTGAAAAGCTATGGTCTAAGTCTACTGCCAGCTTAGACTTGGGAAGTTATGGATGACAGCACCCCAGAACCGAGATCTTCCCACACTTTATGAAGGGGAGTACTGGATTCAACCTCTCGAAACACCCCAGACTCGACAATCATAAAGTGACCCTTGTCTCTGCTCACTTTGGTTCCCCCTTCCCCGACACCTATACGGCACCGGTTCTACGCTGGTAGTGAGCTTTTTTAAACCTGACGCCAGTGACGCTTACCCCCACCCATCAGGTCGAGCCTCCAGTCTACGACTGGAAACTATCATATCTTAGCACTTACAATTCACTTTATGAATAGTTTGTACTTATCTATCATTGTGATTGATTATTTTCTCGACCATGTAGTTGAACATTCAAGGCAAACACCTCATTGATCAACTCACCTAAAAGCTGTTCAACAAGTTCGCGATGCTCGCCAAGATGCAAGCACTTAATTGCCCACTCGTACAAGTTGAAAGCCTGCTCACGATCTTTCATCATTTCACGAGCCTGGGCCAGAAAATCGCTCTCTACGAGCGCAACGACATTAGTCGGGTATGACATGTTGGTTTCCTTAAAGTGGTTCATAAAATCGATTTTAAAGCGTCTGGGAAGGGGTTCTAGTGGATTCTGTAGTGATGTTCAGGTCTGGAGTCTCTGATACAAAACAGCCTGCTTCCGTATATTAATAATTAATATGTAGTTATTTATATATACAGAAGCAGGCTAATTACAGACGCCAGAACAAACTAAGCAGCCTTCTTTGATGGTCTTTTTTTCCTGATCACATTCGCAGGATCATACCCTCCCAGACTTTTCATGACGTCCAAAGGGATCTTGCTTATAGAGTGCCCAGCGTCCTGACAGAATCCTCGAAAAACAACGAGCATACTGCCACCGGGGTTGATGTTTACTTCTACCTGACCCAAATTGACGTCAGGCTCGACAAACGCTACGCGGCCACCAGACAGAATAATCGTCTCATTCGCACACTCTGTTGCACGCTCATACCACTTTGTATCGAGGGATTGAGGAATTAGCATCACTGTTGTAACTCCGCGAGCCTGCTCACGTATAGCCGCATCAATCCAGGGGGAGATTTTGGAGTAGGGTGGATTGAGGAAGGCAATTGTACCTGGCTGCCCCCATTCAGATTTCAAAGCATCGCGCTCAACGCCTATGAAATTAGGCAGCTTTGCATTGTCCTTGTTGCAGGCAACGTCAACATCAAATGTCACTCCAAGATAACGTTGAATGGCAGAAAACAGCCAATCAGGTGTTCTCCAGAGGTCACGAAGAGAGTTGTCGCGCTTTCGCTGTTTGATTTTTTCGGCTGCAATCATCTTCTTTCTCGATAGGTAAGTGATTACCTATTTTTGCATTTGGTTTTATGTATAGCAATCAAATAAAACGCGCCAGAAATGCGAACAAGAAGCTCTCTGGCGCGTTTTTGTGGTGCTGGGTATGGGTTAGCTTACCCAGCACTATAAAGCTCTCTATGGGCTTTATTTTCAGTAGGGGAACGTCATCCAATAGTGTACTCCGCGACAAACTTCTTAACGATCGGTGATTCTTCGTTCAATGTTAGATTTCCACCGTCTCTAACGGCAATTCCTGTAGCTGGAAATACAGCCATCATTTGCCCAGCCTGAGTTGACGCAGTGTTAAGCGGATACGGTTTTTCTGGATTGCTCATTAAAGCAATCTTAATACTATTACTTGTAGCCTTCTTTTCTGTGAGAAGGTGTCTCATGGAAATTACCGTGTAAACACTAATATCTGGACCTCCGCTAAACCAATTAAGAAGGTTTAATATCTTATCCTTTGCTTTGACAGGCGCGTTATCGTAAGCGTCTAAGAAAATATCTTTTTCTAAGCCCGCTTTATTGAAAAACGAATCATCTTTATCACTTAAAGTGAAGCGAGGACCTCTTGCAGTACGAGCTTTTTTATTTGTATTGCTATCATTTGACTGTTGAACTTTTAATTCTTCATTAACCTCAACACACCCTTCAACCTCAATAAATCCCAATTGTTCTGGCTCGTTTACGGCAGCTTCAACACTTTCAGCATTAATTACGTTTATAGGCTCATGAGCTAACTCCAACTCATTTAAAGCGGAGCTGAAATCACCTGCTTTTTCTTCATTGAACAGTTCTTCGGCAACATCATCAGAACTCATGGCTACGCCAGCATCGAGGCCGAGAAGCAGATCGTCAATATCATCAGTATTTTCAACCTGTGCAGCTTTTTTTACTGGTTCATCAAGTGATTGCAACATGGCTGTCAGCTCATCCAGATCATCATTTGTCATTACATTTTCAACCGAACTCATGTAAGTCTCCTTCTGTTTAGTTGCATTTGCGTTTCGATGGCTACATTTTGACTAAACCTATCAGGCGGAAAAGTATTAAATACAGGCAGGAAATGATTGAAAGGCGACTGTTCTTTAAAAGAAAGCCTGCTTCAAACTCTCTTTAAAGCAGGCTTTTGTTTTACACAATTTCAGAGGGTAATTTAAAAAATCCGTATTTATTACGTGCCTTAAAGAAGCATTGCATCATTAAGTTTGTGTCATATAAGGCACTATGTGCTTTGGCATGATCGTATATAAAGCCAAGAGAGAAGGCCAATTCTTCAAGACGAGGACGTTTACCGTCTTCTGTGGCCCACAATCCCGATAACATAGTATCTATAACGGGAACGTCTGGCAGTCTTACTCCATACCCTGAAAACTCGTGTCTAATAAATGGTATATCAAACGCTTCGCCGTTATGAGCAACCCACGCACTACATGCCTCCATATAAGCGCCAATTTCGCTGGCATGATTTGACAACAAAGGTTCAGCTGCGAGCTGTTCTAATGAAATGCCATGAACGGCTTGAGCTTTCGGATCTATGTTTCTGCGAGGGTTAAAACGCATCTCCAGACTATCACTATGTCTCTGTGTCTCCAGTTCATAGCGGGTAATTGCGATTTCAATAATTTTATGACCAGCAAGGAAATCCAGTCCCGTAGACTCGATATCGATGCCTGCAACAATCGTTGTCATCAGAACTCCTTACAACTTCTTAGCGCCCTTAAGTAGTGCGCTACGTACAAATTGAGCCGCTTTTTTCAAAGTTTCTTCACTGGTTTCACAGACAATCGGATCTTTCCACTTACCTGACGCAGTGTTGAGAATATTGATTTGGTTGCTATCCAGACAAACAGAGATATAAAGCACCGTGCCACCAGCCAGCATCAAATGCATAGGAAACAGAGGCTTTTTACTGCCTTCACTGAACTGAGACATGGCGATGTTAATGGCTTCACCTACTTGTGCGCCAACAAGCCCCTGCGCAGTTTCGAATATGGCACGAATAGCCAGACGAGCCTCTCGATCGCTCATAAGAGACCGGGAATGTTCGTCCGCTACACGAATCAAAGCCTCTGTTGTTTTCCGATCCAGTTCATCTTCAAGCAACATTTCACTAAACATTTTTTATCCTTAACCCATTTTGAGAGTTTTATTGTCGCAATGTCGAAGAGGCGAACAATTTCTAATGAACGGTCACTCGGCCACAGAACCGGTTTTCTATCTTTTCTACAGCGTTATCTAGCATTCTCATCACTGATCTGGCTCTTGCTTCAACCGTGCGATATCGGTTGGAAACGACGAAGGTTTGCAGATCCCCCCTTTGCGGATGCAGGTGAATTTTTGTCAGTTCCCCGCACATCAACGCATCAATACGAGCGACATACAGACGGTCTAATGATGCTCGTTGTGATCGCAAGTAATCTCGCTCTGAGAGAGCGACTCCCGGGCGTAGGCCAGCAATGGCGTTAAAGTTTGAAATAGCAGTTTTGTGGCAAAACTTTTCGATATCGAGGGCTAACTCAATACATCGATCTTCATTGGTATGGCCGACCAAATCCAACGTGTAGGCCATAACATCAGCAGGTGTGCGATCGATAACAAAGCCTTCAACACCACGCGTAAGTAGCTCTATATGCTTTGCTATTTCCATTTGAATCTGAAGCCGCTCATATAGAGGCATAGACTCACCTACTCGAACACCGAGTCGGCTCATCAAACTTCCGACACCAGCATCCACGTAAGGGATTCCGTAATGTTTGTCGATATATTTTGCCAGGGTTGTTTTCCCACTGCCCTGAGCACCAGTGATCCCAATCCGGTAATCCATTACGACCTTCTGTATACGATCTGCGAAAAGCCAGGCTCTTCCTCGCTGGCTCGTTGGGTAAAAACTGTTTCAACAGGCACAAAGCCTAAATTACGCATCATGCTTGCCGGGAAGAATGCATCGGCGTTTGGCACATCAACGCCGATGTGGGAGAGCCAAATCTCTTCAACATGCGGCATGAATAGCGAGTAAATTTGTTCCCCGCCAATCACCCACACAGGCTCTGGTAATCGCAACACATCATCCACACCAGCAGGGTAGAATCCATTTGGTACAAAGCCATGAGAGCGCGTCAAAACGAGGTTATGACGCTCTGGAAGAGGGCGTTTGAGACTTTCCATCGTTTTACGCCCCATAACGACAGTGGCGTTTTTGGTGAGTCTCTTAAATAGCTTCAGATCGGTAGAACAACGCCAGGGGAGTTCATTCGCTATGCCGATCTCATAGTTACGGCCAACAGCAGCGATCATCTTCATTTGCTCACCTCATAGATGACCGGTCGATGGTGAGAGTCGGCTAAAGCGGCACGGAGTCGAGGATCGTGCACCAGCGCAGCGATAAGCAGATCGCCTTTATGCTCCGCTAATGTGCGCTTAATATGCTTCTCATAACTGGTGCCATTCGGTACAAGATGAAGCCAGTCATAATCAACGCCAAAATCTTTCAGCCATCGTTTAGTTGGCGCTTCAAGAGTTTCAGAGCGGCTACTGATAAGCACCACTTCAGCCCCTGAGCGAGCAAAACCACGCAACATACGGCTGGTGGGGAAAATGAGTTCATCACCGGCAATGAGCTGGCCTGCATCCGCGTCAGATACTGATTTACGATGGCTGGCATTTGCCAGCACACCTTCAATTTCGCATAAGACATACATACCTCTTGCCATATCACACCGCCACTGGAACCTTGATCCACGGTAGAGGGTCATAGCCAAGAATTAAAACCTCGTCCCATTTGAAATCATCCAACTCTGACCATTCATGAGGGAAAATAACGACCGGATCTGAATGCTCTGGAGCCTGTCGTTTCATTAGCTCACACACACCTTCCATGTGGTTGTTGTACAAATGCACGTCAAAGCCAAAATGCACAAATGCACCGGCCATGTGACCCGTAATCTTCGCGAGAAAATGAGTGAGAATGCCATAGCCAGCAATATTGAATGGCATACCAACAAAAGTGTCTACGCTACGCTGTACGAGGCAGGAGTTGAGGATGCGTTTGGGGATTCCAAGTTCATCCAGTTCAGCTTCAGTAACACTGCCGTCCATATCCAGATCGTATAGCATCTTGGTGTAGATAGACTCGTAACCGAGGCGACTGTGTTGAAGACCAATGTCAGTTGCCATCGTTAAACGGGTTTCAAAATCCAGCTCACGACTCCACAAAGAGAAGACAAAGTGGCAAGGTGGCAGTTTCATATCCTCAAGCTCGCCTACGTTCCATGCGTTAAGCATGATGCGACGATCGGTAGGGTTCGTGCGCAGTGTATCGACAATACGCTGTAGCTGATCGATTTCACGGGACAGCACTACGCGATCTTCACTGATACCCAGGTATCCCTCGACTTTGTACCCGCGTTCACGGAAAGTAGCGATCTTGCTCAGATATTCACTATGGCTCACGATGCGGGTATCTTCCCATCGACGCCACTGCTTACCGTAAACCGGCCCCAAATCGCCATTCTCATCGGCCCATGCATCCCAAATCTTAACGCCGTTATCCTTGAGAAATTGGATGTTGCCCGTGCCTTTCAGATACCACTCAAGTTCGACAAGTAGTGGCTTAAGATTTACCGCCTTTCCAGAAATAAGCGGCACAGTCCCACCAGTAAGCATGTAGTAAGAGGGAACGTAGCAGGTGCTTAAAGTACCAGTGCCTGTGCGATCATCAGCCTGCACGCCGCTTTTAAGCACCGTCTCAATAACTTTTGCATACGATGCGTTTGTTACCTGACCGTTCGTATGCTCTCGATTCAAAAGGAGTGACACAAAAACCTCACAAAGATAAGTAATTACTTATTCATCGTGTGAGTTTACATTCATTGAGAGAACAAGACCAGACAGATAAAAAAATGGTGGCCATAGGCCACCAAAACGAATAGTCATTCCAGAGTTTTATTACGCATGTTAAATATACACAGATAGATAACTACCTACAATTATTTTTTGATCATTCCGTACATTGCTGAGGCTTTAGCTTGCTCAACAAAGGAGGATAAATCGACATCACTATAGGTTGGAGACTTCAGAATCTTTCCATCGGAAATTCGAAAACCGATCATCTTATCGGTACCATCAGCATGGCGAAATCCTAGGTCTGAAGAGTCGTATTTGCAGTTGGCCACAGCCTGGCGACGTTCCTCTACATCAGCAGGCCATAATTTTGTCATGTTAGACCGATGAATTTCGCCAACCAGCTCGACTACATTGATACCGAGGAAATCAGCCAGTCGATAGGTCATCATGCACGCCACATAGATTTTGTTCATGACACGGCGCAGTTCCTGAATCAGTTCAGAATCCTTAACAGTCTTGTTCTCAAGTTTATCTGCCAGCTCTTCGAGCATACATGACGCCTCACGAGCTTCCTGAAATGGCATTGCCATATCATCGAAAACAGTGTTACCGGGCACAAAAATTGTCTGCATAAAGCGATCAATGCTCTGTTCCTGCGTGTAATAGGTCATGCCGGTAGAAATACCACCTTTGATGGCGACCATCGTACCAACACCAACGTATAAAAAGTCGGCCATTGCATCCAGCAGTTGCTCAATATCCCCATTCATTGCGGCTGGAATACCTTCCACTACAGCTTCTTCATGAATCAGGCTTGCACGGAGACGAAGCAGCTCTGGTGTCGGCATAACGCGTCTCGGATGCTGGAAGAGTTCATGAAACTGATCGACCATCTTGTAAATACTTTCAGTAGCTACACCATGACCTTCATGCAACTCATATGGTTCTGGCTTAAATCCAATGAGTCGATCGGTGGCAAGTTTCAGGTGGTCAGTCAGTTTGGTAAAGTTCATGCTAGTTTTGTTCCTTCTTAATTCTTGTGATCCATTGTGGCCCAGCGTTGCCAGGCCACATAATGCTTTGTATCGGTTTACAGGTCTGCAAACTGGCTTAGAGAAGCCTTGTCCACGGTAGAATCGATCTGACCTACCAGATATGTGCTTTGCTCTGCCTCTTGTGGTGCAATTTGCAGTGTGTCGGTTAACAACCACTTGTTCATCCAGACCAGCGGATCTGTGGTAACTTCTGGAAATAAAGCCTTCAGGCCAAGACGATTCATAGCCAGATTGGTGCGGTATTTTACATAGGTCTTCAGAATATCCGCGTTTAAACCAATCATCGAACCGTCTTTGAAGAGATAGTCTGCCCAGTTCATTTCTTGTTCGGCGACTGATTTCATGGTGTCGTAAATGACGTTTTCTTCATCAGCAGCAATCTCTTTCCACAATAAACCTTCGCGACCGGTACGCATGAAGCGGATCATGCGTTCAGTTCCTTCGCAATGCAGAGCTTCATCACGGGCAATAAAGCGCATAATTTTGGTGTTACCCTCAAGCAACTTCCGTTCGCCAAAGGCAAACGTACATGCAAAACTTACATAGAAACGGATCGCCTCAAGCGCATTAATGGACACCAACGTGCGGAAAAGCTGACGGTGCAAAGGGTATGGCTCCCAGCCATATTCATTTACGTACAGACGTTCAAACTCTTTCTCACCTAACGACTGGCGCTCGCAGGTCATCCTATAAAGCCTGTCATATTCAGCAGAGATACTGATCGCTCGGTTGATGATTTCTTCATCCGTAACAATACCGTCAAAAACAATACTCGGATCGTCCACCATGCCACGAATAATGTGGGTGTAGCTGCGGCTATGGATAGTCTCAGAGAAAGACCATGTTTCAACCCACGTTTCCAGTTCAGGAATAGAGATAAGCGGCAGCAGCGTTGCATTTGGGCTACGTCCCTGAACTGAATCGAGTAACGTTTGATAACGGAGATTGCTCAGAAAAATGTGACGTTCGTGGTCCCGCAGCTTCGTGTTGAAGTCGATACGATCGCTCGAAATATCAACTTCTTCCGGCCGCCAGAAGAAAGACAATTGACGTTCAATCAACTTTTCAAAATCACGGTATTTTTGCTGATCGTAACGTGCCACGTTGACAGATTGTCCGAGGAACATAGGCTCTTTGGTTGCATCATTAGCACCCAAACGGAACGTTGAATATGACATGTGTTTTTCCTTTTTCTTTTTTGGTGCGTTTAAACAAGTTGTTATCTTATGTGTTTAAACAAGGCTTACAAATCAAAGAGAAGGTGGGGATATCCCCCACCATATGTCAGATTTTGCAGGCTCCGTCGCACTCATCTTCTGGCTCGACGGCTACAGCTTGCGTCAGTGGATTCTGCGGTTCGTCGTCATCACGCTTTCCTGCCCCATCTCTGGTGTTGTGGTAGTAAAGCGTTTTAACTCCCATCTTGTAGGCGAGAAGCAAATCTGACAGTAGCGTCATCATTGGGACTTTATCGCCTTCAAAGCGAGAAGGGTCATAGTTGGTATTGGCTGAAATAGCCTGGTCAAAGAACTTCTGGATGATCGCCACCTTTGTCAGATAGCCGCGGTTGTCCGGCATATCCCACAGGTATTCATACTGTTCCTTCAGTTTTTCAAACTCAGGCACGACCATCTTAACGATGCCGTCCTTAGAAGATTTCACCGACACCGGGCCACGAGGCGGTTCGATGCCGTTGGTGGAATTAGTGATCTGGCTGGAAGTCTCGCATGGCATTTGTGCCGTCAGTGTGGAGTTGCGAAGGCCGTATTTTGCAATACGTTCACGCAGTTCTTCCCACGGCATCTTTAACTCAAAGTTGGTTTCGCCACTTTCGTCTAATGAAGAACGGTAATGGTCGATCGGCAACTGACCAATTGCGTACTTGGTCTGCTCAAACCAGTCACACTCACCTTTTGCTTCAGCAAGTCGGCAGCTGGCATCAAGAAGGTAATACTGGATAGCTTCGAACGTTTCATGCACCAGTTTATTGCCAGCGGTATCAGAATAACGAACGCCATTCTTTGCCAGGTAATAAGCAAAGTTGGTTACACCAATTCCCAAGCTACGACGAGCTTTGGCAGGCACTTCGGCTGCCTCCATCGGATAGTCTTGATAATCCAGTAACGAATCCAGTGCAGCAACGGCATAGAACGCCACCTCTTTAAGAGACTCCAGTGAACGGATGGCTCCGAGGTTAAAAGCGGATAAAGTGCATAGCGCGATCTCACCGTTCGGGTCGTCGGTAAATGCCAGTGGACGAGTGGGTAGAGTGATCTCCATGCACAGGTTTGACTGGCGGACAGGTGCAAGAGCAGGAATGAAAGCGCCATGCTCATTAATATGATCGACGTTCGCAATATAAATTCGGCCTGTGGACGCTCGTTCCTGCATCAGAGATGAGAACAGCTCAATGGCAGGTACTGACTTCTTGCGAATTGAATCATCGGCTTCGTATTTATGGTACAGCTTTTCAAACAGATCCTGGTCTGTGAAGAAGGCTTCGTACATATCAGGCACATCATGCGGGCTGAACAGAGTGATGTTCTCGCTTCTGACGAGTCGACGGTACATCAGACGGTTACTCATGACGCCGTAATCAAGATGGCGAACGCGGTTTTCATCAATACCACGGTTATTTTTCACCACCAGCAGACTTTCAACTTCAAGATGCCAGATCGGGTAAAACGCTGTTGCTGCGCCACCACGAACACCACCTTGCGAACAAGATTTAACAGCCGTCTGGAAATGCTTCAGGAATGGAATAACTCCGGTATGGGTGGCTTCACCATTGCGGATCTCGCTGCCCAGCGCACGGATACGGCCAAAACCAATACCAATTCCAGCACGACGTGAAACGTAGTCGATAATTGCGGCTGAAGCTGCACTAATCCCTTTCAGACTATCGCCAGACTCAATCAGCACACAACTGGAGAACTGACGGGTTGGAGTACGGACGCCGGCCATGATTGGTGTGGGCAGAGACAGTTTGAACGTACTTGTAACGTCATAGAAACCTTTGACCATCTCCATACGTGTTTTGCCAGCGCAGTCGTCTTCCCAATTCTGGAACAGACACATGCCTACCAGCATATAGATATGTTGCGGCCCCTCATGAATCTCACCAGTAACACGGTTTTGAACGAGGTATTTGCTTTGCAACTGCACCGTAGCTGCATAGCCAAAAAGATCGTCACGTTTCGGCTTAATGTAATTGCCGAGTTCTTCGATCTCTTCAAACGAATAATGTGTCAGCAAATCCTTGTCATAAACGCCCTTGTTAACGTTCTTGACAATGTGTTGGTAGAAGTTCGGATAGTCGTAACGACCGAAGGCATCTTTGCGGATTTTAAAAATGTTCAGGCGGGCAGCCACCTGTGAGTAATTTGGTGCTTCTGGTGAGATCAAATCAGCGGCAGATTTAACCAAAGCCTCATGCAACTGGCTGGTGGTCATCCCATCAAAAATGCTGGCCGCAGCTCCCATTGCTACAGCGGATGCGCTTACACCACGAATGCCTTCTACGCCATACATTACGACGCGGTTGTATTTTTCTTCGGATAACGGCTCTGTTTGGCCGTTACGTTTTACGATGCTTATCATGTATCACCAAATAAAGAGGGCCACTAAATATAGTGGCCCATGTTAATAGATAAGCACTTACCTATCAATGAAATCAAATGAGAGACTTAAGAACATCGCGCACCTGGCGGAACTGATCTGTTTGCATACCGGTATGGATGGCAGCCACCGCATCAGCCAAATGTTCGTTTTTGTTCACGAGAACATCCTGTCCAGATTGCTTACGACGCAGCCACGGTGCTTTAGGGTGTTTTTTCGTAGCCCACTGGATAATCTCTTCTTTCGATGTAGTAAGTTTATTGCCGACAAAATGCTTGATTTCGTTTGGAGTAACCTGGATCAATGGCTTATCCACACACGCAAGTACACCGATACAAATACCGTAAGACGTCTGCGAACGAGAGTTTTGGCTCCCAACCGGTAGCTCACAAAAAACCATATTTGCCTTATCAATGATTGGCTTCGCAACACGCCATATTTCACTGGCTCGGCGCAGATCGTCACTGTTCACACGAACGGTCTTTTTGTTACTCCCCGCTTTAGTCTCAACAAGAGTAAGGCCGTGAATCTCAAGTTCGTCCGTCTCAAGGTCTAAAGTGCCCACAGCAAGCCCAAAGTTGCTCATTGAGGGATCAACACCAACTACGCTGATTTTTTTACTCATATAGTCTCCTTACCATGTTCCCCATATAGGGTTTTCCAATAATCTCGCCTCCAACGAATTGGCTACTATTGCCGTTTGCAACGTTGGTTGGGGATAGTTTGCAAAGTCTGAATACTCATTTTCCTGCGTGACACGTTTATCTGCGGCATGTTTATCTGCGGCATGTTTTACACCACTTGCTATGAAATGACGCATGATGCCCAACAGCCTCCGACTGTCTGCACTATCGTTTGCTAAAACATGAGGGAGCTGAAGTTCGATTTCTACCATTTCTCCATACTTACCAACAAACTGTAGTTTGTCCGCACTGTACTTTTTATCCCTCCTTTGGATAAGGAAACCAGTAAAAGCATCACCTGGCGATGCCAAACTATCCACCCGCTTATTGGCAAGTCGAATAAGGTTCGTGAAAGCCATACAGTGATGCGCACCCATTCCCCCAAAGAACCCTTCGCTATTAATGTTAAGATCTTCAGTTTCATGGGATGCAATAAACCCAGGCCCGACGTTGGGAAGATATCCCCCCTCAACAAAAGGATTAATCAGGATCGGCGCAATACATCCAGGTGGTAGTGATTTCAAACTTTGCATCAATGGCGTCTCGGATATTAGACCAAGCAACGCGGCGAATTGTACTCCGTCAATATTGTTGCTGCCCCATAGAATACGTGGAGCCGCACCATTGGAAGTATGCCCATTGATCAGTTTTATCGACTGCATCACTGCAAATACCTGCAAAAACTGCGAGCGGCTTAATTTAAACGACATAGCTGCGCCCCTCTTTAACTTCCAGCGTAATAGTTTCCCGGAACCATGACTTCATCTCTTTATGGGAGATAATCAGCACAGTACCTCGCTCGCGAGCTTTGGACTCCAGAATACCCATGAGGCGTTCAAGACCGGCTGTATCGAGTGCATCGTCAATTTCGTCGCCGATAAACAAATCGATGTTTTTACTCGCCCGGTTACTAACCAGATCCTGCAATGCCAAAGAACACGCAATGCGAACCTTCCGCTTCTCACCACCAGAGAGGGTCTGGAACGACTTACTTGAACCTTTCTTCTGCACACTAATGTTGAATTTGTCGCGATACTCACCTTTTTTAGTGACATCCATCGTCGACCACTCAGCAGTAATATTCCCGTCAGACAACGTATTGAGATACTCGGCAGTGCGTGTATTCAGGAAAGGCGTAACAGACGTCAAAATATGAGAACGCACCCCGGCAGGAGAGTAGACCTGACGAGCTTTTTCCAATAGCAACGTTTGTTCCTGAATAGCCTTCAACTCATCTTTTAAGGACTTGAAGGTAGACTTACTGGATACCAGGTTATCTTCGTGTCTGGCGATAAGAGCAATAAACGGATTAATCTCTTTTGATATACGATCGACCTCAGTACGAGCACGAGTCACAAGAGACTCAATAGCAACAACCTCCTTCTCACGATGACGCAAAGATGAGAGTTGTTTCGTAAGCTCTTCAATCCGGGCAATGATAGCCGTTACATCAGGTGTCGTTTTAACAAGGGCAGACTCAATGCTTAACGCTTTCTCAAGATTCGTTTTGTGTTTAGCCATTGCCTCTGCAAGTGTCTTCGCCTGACCAATTTCCTGACGTGCTTGTTCAATGAAATTCTCCTTCACCGTTGATAGATCTTCTTCGCAGTAGGCTTTGCCACAAGTAGGGCATGGTGATCCCACTTTAGTACCAACCTCTTCTGCTTTGGTCTTAAAATTACGCGCGCGGTTCATTGCATCAGCCTGACTATTTTCTGTAGCTTTGATGCTTGCCCGAATATCAGTTATCGCACCACGAACTTTGAGCAACTTGGCGTCATGTTCTTCTTTTGAGGCTAACTTTTTGCGCTCACTTTCGATTGCCTTCTCGGTATCACGGATCTGTTCGGGAAGAGTGCGGATCTCAAGTTCAACTTCCGTTAACTCAACTTCGGCACTGGCCAGCCCAGCCAGGGCATCGTCATAACGTTTAGAACGCTCTTGCTCCCATGATTCAGAGGAGGCTTTCGCTGACTCAATTTCTGACTGTGTTGCCTCAATGGTCGAGATTGTCGACTCCAATTTGGTTTTAACCACATCCATACGTGCGGCAGCTGCATTAGCTCGCTCACGAGCAATAGCGTAGGCGCGTGTCAGTCTGTCAACGCCAGCGGCTTCTTCTACGATGGTTTTGAGGTTTTTGTCGGACATTCCAGGTAAATCTGGCATAGCTTCTTGGCTCGCATAGATGGAAGCCATGAAAACCTCTTTAGATGCACCGATCAGACGCTCGACGAACTCTTGCGTCAGCGCATCTTTGCCTTTCGTCATATCGCCGTCTTCACCACGAACGATAAGCCGATTTTTGAACTCTTTGTGTTTACGGTGACGAATGATCGCATATCTCTTGCCTTCATCCTCGATGGTTACTGCAACACGACAGTTCTTTTCATGGTCGGTAGACAACACATCGTCACCCTTCACACCATGAGCTGTTTCGCCATAAAGACACCACATCAGGCTATTCATTAGCGTTGACTTTCCAGAGCCATTACTTGATGCGGAACTATCATCACTATTAACACCCTGAATGAGCACTAAACCACGCTGATCTAACTCGACCTCCGCGCTGGCGATAGCCATAAAATTCTCAACCTGGAGCTTTAAAAACTTCATATAACACCTCTGATACCGTGTGTTAGCTTTTGGCCTTCTTTCAATCTGAACTCCGTATGCGCCGGGAAGGATCTGCGCCTCAATACGCCTTTTCTTGTTAACCTTCCAAGATAAAACGCTACGGGATTTCCTTGTGGCGGGTAGGGCTTGTGAAACATCACCGTCTGGCCTCGTTCAAGTCTTTTCATCGTGATGGCAAAGTCTCGAAAGCTCCCATAACGACTTTGCCTCACACAGCCTCCGAACTCTCCGCTTCGGTGAGGATTTCCTGACACAAAATATCCAACTTGCTCAGATCAAATCCGCCGTCAGTATCGTGGACAATCTTGCAATAAGCAGATACCGACTCTCCCAGGCTATCGATTTTGCTGGTTTCCGTTGTGCTTGCTGTCCCTTCCATCATTGATGACTTACGGATGAAGTTGCACACAACACCTTTTGCACCCATTGTTTTAAGGATGTTCTGGTACTTAATGCCTTCTTCATCGTTCTCGATTACGGCGCGGAAACGCACGTAGTTGCCGCGAATTTGGTCATCGGCAACATAATCTTCCAGGTTAATGAATTTAGGCGCACTGGTTTCGTAGTGACTGAAACTGCCGTCCGGGTTTACGATCATGTAACCAGCCAGAGATCCAACATCTCCCCAATTTTGATGGGTCAGCGCACCGACACTGATAACTCCAGGAATGACCTCTTTGTGGTTGTGGTAATGCCCACTAAGCACGAGACGAAAGCCGATATCCTTTAACTCCTGCGCATCGATACCGACGTCAGGCATTGTTGGAATGGCTTTGTTAATGGATGTATGGATAACAACGTCATGGTTATCACCTTCTACGCTCTTACGTAATGCTTTCAGATCGCTGATAAGCTCCGCATGATTGTTACGCCAGCTAATCAGGTGGACAGTCACATCACCAATTTTTATTGAGTGTGGGCGCTTGCCACATACGATTACCACGCCGATAGAACTCAGCGATGCTGCTGCGTTGGCGCTATATACTGAATCGTTGGTTTCAAGATCGTGATTACCGGCCAGCATTACTACTATCAGATCAAGCTCGTTGATAATCCACTTGTACGTTTCAGTTACGTAATGCAAAACAGAAGGGGACACAGTTCCTCGGACGTGAAATGTATCACCGGCAACCAACATGTACTTACAACCGGCCTTCTTCATGGCGATGGCTGCTTCTTTCGTTGCTTCCAACTGTATTTCAAGTCTGGAGTTAAGCCCCTCTGCGTTCGTCGTGGAGAACGCATCCCATTTGTGGTAGTGGCAGTCAGAAATGACGCCGTATGGCAAAGTCATGTGTTTTTCCGTTGTGGTTATTTTGATACAAATTTTAAGAGCAATGAGAAGGTAAACAACTATGCATAACGGTATGTTAGGAATGAAACGAGCGTCTTAATATACAAAATTTATAAGTAAGTATATACCTATTTATTGTGGCGCAACTTTGCTTGTCTGTATGACTAAAAATAAGACAGGATCACTGTAGAACGCTATGAGAGCTATTTTGAGGAGGCGTAGATTCTATCTACGCCAATATACGATCTGGAGGGTTACAGCGCGTCAGTGGGCTTTTTACGCGCTGCGTTTATGCTTATGACGCCAGCTTTTGGACGTGGGTCAACAAGGTTAAGCTCTTCTTCGCTGTGGTATTCGAGGTCGAACTCACGTTTTACATGTCTGATGTAGATTGCGGTGAGCAGGCTATCTTTGGTCAGAAAGTGTCCGTAGGATTTGCGGATCACTTCTTCTACCTTCTCGATTTTCTCACCACCCATACAGAGATGATTAAACCGGCTGTGTTTCCGCAACATTTCGTCTACTGGGCCTGAGTAAACCTTGTCTACTTTCCCAAAACGGATGATTTTTCCTGTGTCTGCGGATACGAGGCAAATCAGCTTGTCTGGTGATAAACGATCTCGCCACGTCACACCTGAACGGAGTGTGTTGAAGTAGGGGGCATCCAATCCGATGATCGGTTTACGAAATGCGAGTAATGGAACGTACCTGATGCAACTGTTTAAATGAAAATTCACACCAGCCTTATCAAGTTTAATTCTGGTTTCGTAGATCGGGCACTTCGCCGCTATACCGCAGATGTCACAAAGCAACTTCTGCTTATTCAGGTTGGAATTTGATTCGATAGTGTAGGATCCGTCTTCAAGACGACGAACCCAGCGCGTGCGTTTTAGATCCATATGTCATTTTTCTGTGATTGTTAGCCGAGGCAACGATAACCCACCAGGTGCGCCGAAGGTAGTAAATGCCTGTTTTAATTATTCACATATCCACAGGATAGATCCTAATAAAGAGATCCATAGATAGATCCTTGTATAGATCAAATAAGATCCCCGATCGCTGTAAGCCGCGCCACGACTGGTCTGAAGCCATGTTCATGTATGCTGTCAGCGGTAATTGATAGTCTGTCAGCGGTTCACCGTATGCTGCCAACTGTTTTTGGTATTCTGTCAGCGGCAAATCAAGTATGCTGTCAGCGGTTGAATGACAAAGGTGTCCACATGTCCACAAAAAATAAAAAAGGTAAAAATAACAAAGAAGTAGAAGATAATCTCGACAACTTTGAAGAAGGTTCCCTTGAATTGTACACAGGGGAACTTGTCCCTAATAGCAACAATACAGTCCAACCAATTGCGTTGATGCGGCTGGGATTGTTCGTGCCCACGCTCAAGGGGACAAAATACAGCAAGCGTAACAAGCCAAATGAGATCGATGCTTCAAAGGAGCTTGTTCAGCTCGAAGTAGCCCGTTCTGAAGGCTATTCCGATATCAAGATAACCGGTCCTCGTCTCGACATGGATCATGATTTCAAAACGTGGGTGGGCGTTGTGCGTTCGCTGGCAGAATACGGCGAACCTAACGGTCGTGTCGAGTTAAGCATCACGAAATTTGCGAAGTTTTGTGGCTATCCATCGTCACAGATCCGCAAAACACTCCGCGACCGGCTTACAAACAGTCTTTTGAAGATCATGCGTACAACTCTGTCTTTCCAGAGAACGTATGAAGAAAAGAACGTCGACGGCTCTAACAAGATCTCGCTTCTGATGGTGCACCTCATCAATAGCGTGGACTACAACGAGCAGAAAGATACGGTGGTGTTCTATGCAGAACCGAAGCTGGCCGAACTATATCGCTTTGACCATAAGGTTCTTTTGCAGTTAAAGGTTATCAATAAGCTACCACGCAAAGAAACAGCACAGGCTCTGTACACCTTCATCGAAAGTCTTCCAACCAAGCCTGCGCCGGTGTCGCTTGCTCGATTGCGTGCGCGACTCAATTTGAGTAGCAGGAATGTCAGCTCGCAGAATCAGACTATACGCAACGGCTTAAAAGCTCTCCAAGATTTGGGTTATCTCGAATACAGCGAGATTAAACGAGGGCGGTCGATCTATATCCAGATTCACAGCCGCAATCCAAAACTCAAAGTCGCACCGCCAAAACCTGAAGACATCGAACCCAAAAAACTAGATGAGAAAGCTGGGGAAATTGATGCCAAACAGAACATTATCAACAAGATAACCGAACTTTCGCAGAATTTGACGCCTGAAAATATCAAGATGATTGAGATCCTTTCCAATAGTCTCAAACTGCTTTGATATGCTGTCAGCGGTGAAATGTATGCTATCAGCGGCTATTTTTCTGAAAAGTATGCTGTGAACGGTTAAAGATATGCTACCAGCGGTATAGTGAGATGAACGTATGCTGTGGGCGGTAAATCATCTATCACCACTCAATGCTCTGTCATACCTCCCCAGTGGTTACTAACCTCGAAGAGTGCATTCCATATAGGTTTGCGCTCACTAACATTCTATTGCTATTGCGCTGATTGCTTGTAGTGAAAGGCATTTATTGCCTGCTGCTCCCTGATAGAACGTATGCTGTCAGCGGTGTTTTATTGAGGAATTTTTGTTTGGATATGCTATCAGCGGTAATTAATGGTATATGTCAGACCTTCGTATGCTGCCAGCGGTAATTTTGTTCTGGTTATACCCATACCGGTACACATTATTCATGCAATGTCTTAAGTATGCTGTCAGCGGTAAAAAATCGAGTAAAGTATGCTGTGAGCGGTGAGATAGACTCTCGATATGCTATCAGCGGTAGTTGATTGTGTATGCTGTCAGCGGTGACGACTATGAAATATGACTGCGGAACGTGCCGCAGTCAGTTTGCATTTAGTGTATTTTCTTTAACAGACCCCAAAGTGTTCCGGCTTTTGTAGTCAGTTTTCCTGTTTCTGGATCGTACATACGCCATTCACGCCGCTGGTGGACGATATACCCATCTTCACGTTCCAGACGCTCAAGAATGCCAGGCTGCTTGAAACCCTTAGCACGCCAGTAGCCGCTTGTTTTCTCGATTTCCAGACCTGCCAGTGTTAATGCCATTATCCAACCTCCTTGCAGTCATCGAAAAGGTAGCTTTGCTGAGAAGCGTGAACACCATAGAAGCCCTTGTATTTGTTGTATACGAAGTGGTCTTCTCCGACGCCGGTTAATTTGCCATTACGATTTGTGAGATATGGGGATGACAACACTCGATCGTCACGCACAACATAGAACTGGTCGCCGCTGTCTACGACCATCGCTCCATATGGTGCTTTTATGACGTCGGTAAGAGCGCCATTCTTAACGTCGGCTACAGACATTTCACACTGATAAACAGTGGTGTCGGCCACAACGATCGAAGAAAGGAACAACAGCGCGAATGGGATGGCCTTCATGCTGCCACCTCTTTGATTACATCAAATGCTGAATTAAATACGAGCACGATAGCCAAAGCGTTTATGACTACGTCGTTCACCGGGGAAAAGACTTTACGAATGACACCGGTGAAAATGCAGTCGATGACAAAAGCTATTGAAACGATGAGTAACAAGTATTCAATAAAAATCTTCATGATAGGTAGATACTAACTTATTTATATAAATTTACTGTAAACTCACTCAAAAGTGCTGATGCTTAAAATACGCTCAAGATGTGCGGCATCTTCATCACTGATTTGTTGAGTCTCTTCTACGTACCAACAGTTGCCGTTATGCCAACAAACACCATCATCATCAACCATCACTGAATCAGCGTCATGACCTGTATATTCAACGAGAATACGCTGGATCAGCGCGTCAGTTTCTTCGTCGTTAAGGCCATCGGCTTTGACCATAAAAAGCGGAAACACGTCATAGACAGTGCTGGTAACGATTCGAACTAAAACTCTCATGTGTTTTTCCTTTTGTGGTTAGTGTTTACTTATTTTGTTAGTTATGAATAGGCGATCAATCTTCTTGTTTAGGGAAAAACTGTTCAATAACTCTGTCAACGGCTGTGTCTATATGGAGTAGATGCCACACAACCATATCTTTGCTCCCCATGCCTTGTGTGAATATCACGTCATACTTACGCCATGCGCAGTGGAACCAATATGCTGAGTCATCAATTGGTAAATCCTCTCCCGCCTCTTTGAAGTATTTCAGCAGCATTGCTTGCTCTGCCGTTGGCGTTGGACCTATTTCCTGAGCGTACATACGGATAAATCGCTGCCAGTCTGTCTCGTCGGTGCTCGGATCTGGTGGATTCATTTCGGCGATAGCGTTTCGTAGCTGATGCGCCCAATCAGGTTCAGGAAAGCCTTTTGCTGCTTCATCATCAATAACATCCAGAGCCACGTTTGCGGCATCGTAGAGTTTCTTAATAGCTGTCATGTTTTCTTATTCTTTTAAACAAATTGTTTTCTTAATAAGATAATTGCGATAAAAAAGGCGTCCAACTGGACGCCTGAACTTTTTAGGGGAGTTATTTCACTGTAATGAAAGGAGTGTTAGCCCCTTGAGTCATGTACTGCGGTAACTGGCCATTCCATTTATTGATGGCTTCCAGTTCCATAACGTTCGGGTTTTGACGCAGAGCTTCACCGCGCAGACGAATGGCGTCTGCTTCTGCTTGCGCACGAGCACGGATAGCATCAGCTTCACCATTAGCCTGTTCACGTAGCATATTCGCCTCAGCTTTACGTTGTTCAACTTCCTGCTGACGTTGCAGAGTACGCTGGTTAGCCGTTACTTTGGCGTTAATAGATTCAATGACAGTTTTTGGGTAATCAGGCTTTCCAACCCATGACAGGCTCAGTACCTCAATACCAACCGGAGACATCTCTTTCTGAATATCTTTCAGTGCGTTGTCCAGCAATTGTGCCTTACCACCGTCGATAAATGAGTCAGTGGTCATACGGCTGGCCAAACGGTTTAGAGAGTCGGCAATTTTCTGACGCAGATCTGATTCGGTGATATCGTCTACGCCTTTGCGATAGGTCTGGAACACCGTCGTTACCTTGTCACGATTAACCAGATACGCAACGCCAATTTTGTGACCAATAGCAGTACCGTCACTCATCTGGAATGTGAACGGCTCGTCGTAGGTCTTCATTTGTTTGAAGGTCGGGAATACGTAAAGTTCGGTGTTAAGACCTGTCCATTGGCGACCAACGCCAACCACTTCACCAATCCCTTTGTCTTCACCTAATTTGTTTACTTTGATGCCAACGTATCCAGGCTCCACGCGATCACAGCCAGTAAGACCCATTGTGCAAATAGCCGCCAGAGCAACTGCAAGTAAACCTTTCTTCATTACTTATTTCCCCTTTGCTTTGATTAATGAGTTGATAAACTTACGACCAGCAATAAGACCGATTACAGGAGCACCAAAACCAACGATAACTCCAAACATGACGGCTAAATCACTCTTGGTAGAAATCAGCGACGGAACCAGTAAACCGTAGATGAGAGCCACTGAAAGGCCTGTGGCTACTGCCAATAGATAGATTTTGATCATGTGTTTTCCTATGTGGTTGTTATGCGAAAATAATAAGTAAGTGCTTATATATTTTCAAGAGATAAAAAAGGCGTCCTGTGGACGCCTTGTGTTTACTCTTCTACTGACTCGGTGGGGTTGTCTTTTGCTCTTCGGTCGTCGATTGCCTGCAAAGCCGCAATGATTTCAGCCAGTGGCTTCTCCCGATACATCTCGACGATCTGCGATTTGGTGTATTTCTTGTCACCAATTTCAACTCGCCCGCTGGCGTTCTTTGGCAGGTATCCTTCTTCCAGCATGTACTCGACGAGCGATTCGATAACGTCGAGGCCACGAGTAGGATCGAAGTAGAATTTCCAGGTGCATTTGCCATACGGTGGTGCAACTTTGTTTTTGATGCATTCTGCGCCTACGTCCTGGCCGATCTTCTCTTTACCATCCTTCATCACCGATGCACCAAGACGGATACGTACAGAAGCGTAGAACTTCGGTGAATCTCCACCTGGCGACGTAGTAGGGTCGCCAAACATTACACCGATTTTTGTGCGAACCTGATTCAAGAAGATGATGCAGGCGTTGTATTTGCGTGCCCACAAAGCCAGAGTAGGGAAGTTCGCACTTGTCGCACGAGCCAGTGCCGTATTGTCGTTCATGTTTAGCTGATCTTTGTCTTTGGCAGTGCCTTCAGCCATCTTTTCGAACTTCTCGGCTTTGGAGTTCGGAACCATAGACGCAAGTGAGTCAGCCACGATACAGATAGGTGCTGATTCAGGGATAAGCTCTTCATCACGTACCAATTTAAGTATTGTGCCGATCAACTCTACAGAGTCTTCGAAGGTGTCAGGCTGCTTGTATACCCACTGACCGTCATCCTCATCTGCGTTCAGGCCATTGGCTACAGCCAGGCCAACGTCAAAACTGTTTTCATGATCGAGGAATACCGCCAGACCATCTTGTTTTTGAGCGGAGATCATCGCTGCTGTTGCAAGGAACGTTTTCCCTGCACTTGGAGGACCGAATACTTCGACGATACGACCACATGGGAAGCCGCCATCGTAACGACCAGAAATAGCTTTGTTTAACGGTGGAAAGCCTGTATCAATCCAATGAGTTACTTTCTGAATTTCGTCGTTGCTACCGATTTTCTTTTTCAGAGCAAGTGCCAGTGCGGATTTTCCTTTTGCCATGATCAGGCTCCTTTTGTTTCGTTGATTCGTTTTAAAGCGGCGGATTCATCGAATACAATCGCATCGTGGTTAAGGAGTCTGGATACACGAGCGAGGATTTTTACGACCTGCTCGCTGACTAATCCAAACTCGCGATCTGTCGCTTTCATTCCGGCAGCGCCTAGAATTGACGGCAGTGCGATGACAGCGTACTCACCGTGATAAAAGACAATCTCTTTTGCCAGTTGGGCAGGGGTGGTTGTAGCGCCATTGATAATCGATTTAAGCATTAGCAATACCTTTCGAATGGAAGAACAAACACTTCAAGGTCTTCAAGGAACGAACGGAAATTCAGCTCGTAGCACAGTTGCTCGAATGCTTTCACGTCACGATTGCCTTTGATTGTTTCGATTTCGGTAGGCGGAAACTTCGTCTCAATCAGGTTCATTAGCGTGATGTTTCTCTTGAACGCTTCGAGCATTCGACAGCCTGTTTTCTCGTTGAAGGCATTCTTCGCTAGTTTGTTGAAGGCGGTCTTATGACGCCCTTTATTAACCACGATTGAGCCGTCGTTGATGCCGCGTACCATCGTTGCGACACTTCCCCATTCATGCAGCAGCTCTTTCGCACCGCCAGCACCAATGCCACCAACACCGCTAATGTTGTCCGAGTTATCGCCTTGTAATGCTTTTGCTTCCAAAAATGCGCGAGGCGTGGCGAATCCTGTCAGCTCCGCAAATTGCTCAAAATTAACCTGCTTGTTTTTGGCGTCTTCACGCAGGCTTACCCAGCTTACGTTTTCGCGAACTAACTGAAGCCAGTCGCTATCGCCTGTTAACAGATAGATGTGTTCAACGGTTGGCTGCGGTGCCATGCGGGATACCAGCAGCCCGGCCAGATCATCCGCTTCTGCATCTTTTGCAATGATTTGGTTAATACCAAGCGCGGTCATCATTTTGAGGATGTATGGCTTCTGGATAGCAAAGCCTTCCTTCATCTTTTTCATATCAGGATCGTCGTCGCGATTTGCTTTGTAGTCCGGGTAAAAGTCGCGACGCTTGTCACTAAATCCATCCCAAAGAATCATAGGTCGGGCATGGAGGATGGAGGCATAACGACGGACGTTCTTAACAAAGCCGAAAGCAGCCTGTACTTCCATTTCGCCGTTGTGCAATTTGTCAGATTGTTGGTGGTAATAACCCAGGCTATTGCCATCTACGAAGAGATAATTCACCGGTACATTCCTTCCAAAAAGTAAGGCGTCCGTAGACGCCTTACTGGTCACGTAATGGGATTACAGAGAGTCCAGCTCTCTCAGTAGGTCATCCAGACCTTCATCTTCCGTCGCAGATGCGGTTGCTACAGATGTCGCTGCGACTGCTTCAGACTCTTTGACTGATACGGCAACGGCAGCGGAACTTGCCTCTGGTTTAAATTCAGTTTCAACGGCACGGAGGATTTCTTCATCAACCAGACTGGTTGGTTCAGAAGCCGGTGTGTGCGCGGTTGCTACAGCCGTCGCTCCTTCTGTATGACCAGTGACAGAGCCAAATCCAGGTAGTGCCGCAGCCGATGTTTTCGCGGTTGAGGAAATTGCTGGTGCAGATGCTGCGGCAGTTGGTGCAGCGATGCCAATCAGACGACCCATAGTGCGAACTGTCGACAGAAGACGAGTTTCATCAGCCTGATTTGCGTATGCGATCAGATCATGCTGGGTGTTCCAGAATTTATCTTCGATATCGCCTTTGTAGACTTTACGCTTAGGCGAGACGTCATATTTGGTATCGCGACCAGAGCCAGTACGTTTAATCAGGAATGCGTAGCCTTCCTCTTTGCTCAGTGGATTGCCGATATCATCAGCGATGTCTTCGGTGATTGCTTTGCAGATATCATCGAATACAGTAGACGGCAGCTCGATTAACTGGCATTTCTCAGCATCTGCGAAATCCTCACGAGCAGAAAGAATGCCGTTGACCAGGTAGCGAGGAGTGGCACGCATTTGACCGATGCGTTCTTCCATTGCTTTGTTACCCTTGTGACGAGCGCGACCTTCCATCACCATTTCGCATAGCTGACAAGCGCGACCGTGAGTATGTTGCTCACAAATATAAGCGTTGGTTGCTTCTTTACCTTCCTCGTTCTGATACTTAACGTAGTGCATACCGAAAGTCTGGAAGAACTTACCGTTTGGGTCGTCTTTATTCGGGAAGATGCGGATATAGTTGACGCCGTCTTTTAAACGAGTCAGATCAACGTTGTTGCCACGTTTGGCGGCAATGTCTTCACGAGTTTTGTTAAGCAAATCAAGTAATGTCTTAGACATGTGTTTCTCCTTGTTGTGATTTGGCCGATGGCGCTATGCGCGTTGGGCTTTCGTTCATTCGTGGCTCTTTCGAGCTGTTAAATGATAGATCAGTACTTACTTATTATCTATCAAAAATCAACGGGGAGTAATAAAGCGTTCAGAGCCTAATCGCTCTAATTCAACGATAGCCATCTTCGACGCCTGAACGATCATGTCTCGGCGATGCGAAAAGGCGGCGACAGCATGTTTGTATATGTCTGCGATGTGCCGTGCTTCATCCAACTTTTGCCGTTTAGACAGATACTGTGGGTTTGTTTTAACCTTAGCGTCTAGTACAGATTCGTTAAACTTAATGCCGTTCATACTCAAGTTTTTACGCTCTGTGTCGTATAGCTTTGCTTCAACAGCTTCAAGGTTAAGTTTTGCCTCTGCGACACTTCTTTCTGCATGGGCGAGCTTTGAACCATACTCCATCAACAGGCGAGGTTGTTTACGCCAGACGTCTTCCAGATTGTCTCTGTCAAACTCGAGATCAGACATTATTTTCTCGTAAATATCGGTGTTCATATTGATATGCTCAAACTTACTTTCGTGTATCTGATTATATCAAACAAATAGAGCTTTACTGTCATGATTGGCGGTAGACAGTATCGGCGCTAAGGTGCAGAATCAGGAGGCACACCGAGCAAAGCAAATTGAGAATAAAACCAATGGATAAGGCTAACAAACAAGTCAAAGCAACAAAGTCAGTGCCGACTAAAAAAACAGCCCTCCCCCCAAAAGCTAAGTCTGTAAAGCCAGCGGCAGAAAAGAATAAAACTGAAGGTATGACATATCCGAAAACCAGTGCGGATGGACACGCTGGAGAGTACTTGTTTGCCTATTGGATTTCTCGTTATTTCAGATGGCCTTGTCGATTGCTAGATATTGATATGGGATTGGATGCTCAGGTTGAAATATATGAAAATAATCTTTCGACAGGTTTTTTTATCGGCGTTCAGATAAAAACCACCTCACGCAAAATGAAGAGAAGGTTAAGCGTACAAATACCTTATAAAAATATAACCTATTGGGGAAGTTGTGATTTTCCTGTGGTAATTGTTTTGATATGCCTACACGATGATAATGAATTAGACGAACCTGCTATTTATTGGAAGCATTTAGATAAAAAAACAATTTCTAAAATAAAGGATAAAGCATTAAGAAGTGACTCTGGATGTGCTCCTGTAACTTTCAATAAGGATGATTATCTGTCTGAATGGGCAGACAAACAAAAGTGGGTCGACATGTGGCTTACAGAAGAAGATAAAGAGATAATTGAGCTTGCAAAGCGAGTAAACAAGACGTTGCTAGAGATAGGTGTTCCTCTTGATAAATTCGGAGACGAGTATGACCGCAGCACCTACCTGTGTAGCCCTGAGCGGGTAGTACCAGACTTGAACTCTATGATGAATGAATATGAAAAAATAAATAACCATATACGTGTAAAGCGTCGATTAGTAGAATTCGATCCTGTAGTGTCGATTTGTTCACAAAATTATGAAAAGTATCTACCTAAAATCCTTGAATATTTTGAAGATGTGGTCGCACGTAGTGTCGGTTCATACTCGATTGCAGAACATTTCGAACCATACAGTGATCGTAATCATATTCTGAATCGAATAATTATAGAGAAAGCCCCTAATTCAAGATAGTCAAATGAAAAGCTCGTCAATTGACGAGCTTTTCATTAGGCGACTTTCTTACCAAAAATATTGGATAGCGTGACTCTGGTCTGGCGCTTCAGCCTGTACTGTCTCACATCGCCAATCTTGTTTACTTCCATAAACTCTTTGCTCTTTGGCCACCTTCATGGTGTTCGCTTTGTTCATTTGCTAATAGTCTCCGCTACCTCTGCAAGAATTGCTTCCAGCTTTTCGCCTTCCTCTGGGTGAAAGTACAAAATATTCGGGTTAAATCCGTAGAAAACAGTCACATCCAGCTCCGGCAGATACTCTTTGCGTCCAACCAGGTCGGATGGTTTGCTCTTGTTGTTGAAGAGCGATGTCGCCCGGCTGCCACACGTCAGCACATAGGTTGGACGCACCAGATTGATCTCTTCACGCATAAAGTCGGTGAACTGGCCGATCTCGTCTTTGGTGTAGTCTTTTTCTTTGTCTTTAACCTTCTTGCAAACGCCTGTGACATAGAGATCGCCCATGCGTAAATCTCCAGCCGTCAATAGCTTGGCCTTAAAATCGTCGTATCCGTTCTCCATAAAGTAACCGGTTCGAGCATCATTGCCGTTCGCATTGTCCAGAATGATCATGATTTTCGGCTTAATACCAATGCTGGGGCGGATTAGTTCATCACCTAAGCCCATTTCAGCCGCCATCCGTGTCATGAGCACGTTAATCTCAGCCGAACGTTTGGGGTTCATCTCAAACGGACGTGAGGCTTTAACTGCGTCTATGACAAGGTTTCCCATCAATTCAGCCTGGTCGCGTAGGCGCTCTGGATCAGTTGCTGGCAGACTACCTGGCTCGATGGATGCAAACGCCCCTACTTTTTGCAGCGATTCGCGCACTCGACTATTACAGGCACGTTTCTCGACAGCTTCTTCGAATTGCGCCAGTGACTCGAATTTGCCGCCAACTTTTTCTCGCGCTCTCATGATGGCTTGGCAGCCATTCTCAGAACACCCCTTCACAGCAGAGAAGGGCGCATACAGCACCTGGCTGCCATCTTCAAGCGTGCGGATCTCGATTCGGTTGGATGACACGTTAACGTCTGGTGGCAATACGCGAATACCATAGGTCAGCGCATCTTTAACCAGCCCCTGGTGTTTATCTTCGCCAAGAATAGTGAGAGCAGCAGCGAAAAACTCTGCGGGATAATGAGTTTTCAACCACATAGATTGATAACTGATCAAGGAGTAAGCAACAGAGTGTGATTTGTTGAACTGGTAGGCACCATTTTTTTCGAATGCGGTCCAGATCTCCTTCGCTTTCATCTCTGATAGCCCTGGGTGTGACGCTGTCACGCGTACTGCGTTTATAGGTAGTTTTGCGCCGTGTTCAAGCGCCTCTTCGACAGTTTTCAGTGTTCCGTCTTCGCATTTAAAATGTTCCGCACGGTGAATGCGCTGTGTAGTGCAATCTTCCAGCTCAACGTCTATCCAGCCAGCTTGAGCCTGAACGATGAACTTCTCACCCATGCTCTTCATTTTCTCCATGTCTTTTTTGCCGATCGCTTTACGAACGCCGTCAGCTTCAGCCATTGTGAAGCCCGCAAGCAATCGAGTCGCGTTCATCGTCTGTTCCTGATAAAGAATCACGCCATTTGTTTCTGCGGTAAGTTCATCAAGAACGGGGTGTAATGATTCCGGCGTCATAAAGCCTTTGGCGACAGAAACATAATCATCCAACATGCCTGACTGAATTGGCCCCGGCCGGAAGAGCGCAGTCGTAGCAACGACCGTTTTAAAGCTCATTGGCTCAATTCCACCACCTAAATCTTTAAGCAGCTTGCGCATTGGGCCTGATTCAAGCTGGAAAACACCTTGAGTGTACCCAGCAGCAAAACCATCCAGCACCTTGCGATCTTCAAGAGAAATGGCATCAAGATTGATATCCTCACCTGTGTTCTCTTTAATGTAGCGTTTTGCACTATCGAGCAAATCGAGAGTCGCCAGGCCAAGTACGTCCAGCTTAATTAGGCCCATAGCCTCGCAGTAACGCTTGTCAAATGCGATACAACGCGCGTCACCACGTCGTTCAACCGGTGTTCGTTCTGTCAGAGGAACACCTGCTACGATCATCCCTGCCGCATGTCTACCATAGCCACGCATAAGGCTTTGTAACTTGCAGGCTGCATTGAATGCATCAGGATATTTTGTCGCGTATTTGTCGAGGCTTGCCAGTTGTTCGCGCAGCTCTTCCAATGGAAGGCTATCATCCTCGACGTTCTTCAGTTCTTTTGATACCGCCATATCTGCGGACTCCACACCATAAATACGAGCGGTGTCACGTAGTGCAGAGGCCGCGCCCAGGTAGGTGAAGTTCGGAATGCCTGCAACGTAATCTTCGCCGTAGCGTTCATTCAGATACTCGATCACCTCATGGCGACGTGCCTGGCTGAAGTCCAAGTCCGCATCTGGCAAGTCGAGACGCTCAGGGTTGATGAAACGTTCAAACAGAAGACCGTGACGGATAGGGTCGACGTTGGTTATGCCTATGCACCATGCCACCAAAGAGCCAGCGGAGGAACCACGACCAGGCCCGACAGGAATGCCAGTTTCACGGCTGTGATTCATCAGATCGCGTACCATCAGGAAGTAACCACAAAATCCCAGGCGAGTAAGCGTGTCCATTTCGTACTTAAGTCGCTCAACATAAACCCTGTTCTCAGAAGCCGGTGGTGTGTAGCCAAACTCTTTTGTGGTAAGACGTTTACGCAGCCCAGCAACGGCCAGTTTCATCAGCGTTGCAGGCTCGTCGTCTGCCATCTTTGGCAGTGCTGGTGGCAATTCATGCCAGCGCCATGTGCAGGCATCGATAATGGTATCCTGCGTTGTTGAGGCCATTGCAGCTGTTACCGGCACATCCATGCGAACGGAGAAGGCTTTCAGCGCCTCAAGGAGATGGCGGCGACCATTGACGGCGTTATCTCGCTGGTGGGGGATACGCAGACGATGCGGCTGGTCGATTTTGATGTTGTTCGTAACCATGTGCGCAATGTCTTTAATGTCTGCATCGTCGATCGATTCGTAATAAGCGGGATAGAACGCTACTGGCTCTATTTTCAGTGCGCTGGCGACTTTCATCGCCCGGACGTTAATCTGGTCGTAGAATGGGGTAGGGTGCGGATAAACCACACTATAGAAGTTGTCTTTTCCACCCGCTGTAATCAGTGAGCTTATGATTTTTGCAAAATCGTTGCGTTGGAACACGCTACCGATGTCGGCAGTGAGCAGGATGATGTTGCCTTTGGCATATGTAGAAACCAACTGTTCGAGCGAGAGACGCGGTACAAAGTAGAACTGTTCTCGTGTGTTGGCCGCCGTCATTAGTTCGCAGATGTCTCGATATCCCTGCTCATTTTTAATTAGAGCGGTAAAGGAGTAGTTCCGCCCACGCTCTAATGATTCCATACATCCCATAGACTCTTTAGCAAGTTTAGCCCGGTGCTCGTATGTGGGATCATCAACAATGTTTAGTTTCACACCACAAATAACCGCCATGTCGTCACCAGCGGCACGTTGTAGTGGAATAACACTCGCAATATTCATGCTATCTGCCGAAATTACAGCGGTGTAGCCAGCTTCTCTGGCAATCTTCACCGCGTTTTCTGCTTTTAGAGCCGACTCCCCAAGAGAGAAGTCAGTTCGAACCATCAGAGCCTTCATGTGTTTTTACCTTTCTGGTTTTTTTGATTTTGTCATTGGGGAAGCCTACGAACTTCCCATACATCGAAATCGCAACTTCTTTTGCTGATTGGTGACAATCGGGCTTGTCTGGACACACCAGGCAAGCCTTGCCAGTTTCAGAAGCAGCGATAAGAGAGCCGAAACATCCTTTACGCACGATTAACCAAATATTTTTTGAACAACTTCACGTGCCGCTTGCGCAGAAGCTGAAGGGAGTTTGTTAATGAAAGAACGCTCAATACCTGTCACAAAGTCGCCTCGCATCATTCCAATCTTGGCCGACAACAAAAGTTCACGAGGGCCAATCGGCTGACTGATCAGGTGTTCTTCGTATCCATCGCGAACGATACCGGCAAACTTAACCATCTTTTCAGCGTATTCATCCACGATGCCAGCATTTATCAACATGCTGATCTCTGCCTCTTTGCTCATGTATTTCACATTCGAAACGATGCCAAAACGCGAAAAGTTAGCGGCGTTCTGGATGTTTGTACCCTGGTACAAGCCGGTTTCATCACCAGATCCGTTCGTGTTGCCAGTGCCAATGAAAGCAAACCGTTCATGCGGAGTAATGCGACGCCATTCTGGAGTCGCCTCTTTGATGACCAACGCTTCACCTTCCAGCACTGGCTGATACACGCCAAGAATCTGTGGAAACGCAAAGTCGTATTCATCCGCGAGGTAAACCCAGCCATGCTTCATTGCGAGCGCAAGCAAGCCAGGCTCGAAATACGTAGAGCCATCACGCGCCAGAATTTGTCCCGTAACATGAGCCTCTTCCATTGATGCTGTATGTTGGGCACGGATTAACGGACGATTGAGCAAAGCACATAGTTGTGTAGGCAATGAAGATTTGCCTGTTCCTGCATGACCCCACAAATAGCCTGGTATGCCAAGTTCAAGCATCATGAAAATGTCTTTGATCAGTTCGAAGTCGCCATATACGTATCCCTTCTTCACTTCTGGAACGAACTCTGGAAACGGCGTATTGACGTTGACGCTAACCATGAGCGGCGTCCCACGTTTTGTTCCGAGTTCTTTCACCGTTACATTTAGCAGTTCGTGAGCTGCGACCAGATCTGTCTTGTACTCAACTGTGCCTGTATAGCCTGGGCTATTGGTCACGCCAGATGATTTGGCCATTTCGCTTTTTTGCTCGGCACGTTTAGCTTGAATTGCATCAAGTGCCTTTTTCGATAGCGTTGGCTCATCTGGAAACTGCGTTGTGTACATTTTCAGTACGGTGTCAGGATCGGCATCTTTTACTGACTCAGGAATGCCCTCGCAATTACCATTGGCTACATGGGACTTAAAATAGTGAAATGATTTTCCGCACCACTTGCAAACAAGGTAATCAGAAGGATTTTTTTCATTTTGCAGTGCAGTAGTAGTCATGCGTTTTTCCTTTGTTTTCTAATGAGCTTTCAACTTCTTATATAAATATACCATCAAATATCGTAAGTGATTACTTATCATTAAGGCTATTCTAATCACTTCAAAATGATACGAGATAGTTCAGTAACTACAGATGAACCAAGACTATCAACGCTCGTTACTAGGGCATGGTTTGCGTAAAATCTCTCCGGTGCGTCAGTCATGATGCCAATTGCCATCAAATCAATGTCAGTCTGCGTTTCAATTTGCTTCGCAACCGAACGCAAATGAGCGTCAAAACCTCTCCCAACAGCCCACGGCGCGCCATCGCTTAGAACAAGCATGATCTTCTTGTCCTCCATGCGACCAGAAAATAACGATGCAAGGCTGGCTATGCTTTCACCATCCACGTTATTAAGAAGTGGGAATGTGTAGCCTACGCACCCCATACGTGAGCGAACTTCGCGAGAATTTGCCTTTTCATTCCAATTTTTGATGATAGGTAGCATTAAAGATTCAAAGCGAGAGAACTCATACTTGATTGCCTTAAGCTCTCCTGCTGCCATATGACTACCAAATGTTGTGAAGCCGGTGATAATGTTGGGAACATTTATTCGATCAAGCGCATCGGCGATGGTATATGCACTTGCAAGAGCCAGTTTAATCGTTTCGCCGCTCATTGAACCTGATAAATCAATCACTTGTTGAACACAGGCGTTAACGGCCTTAGATTCTTCTTTTTTACGAAACACGCGATCATCATTCATTGCTAATCTGTAGATACTAGAACCATGAATGCGCCCCCGACGCTGGCCCGGTATAAACTGAACTCTGTTTCTGCTTGCAATTGCACGCTCCAGGTCTTTTGCCAGCGTCGACGAAACACCTGACGAAAGATGCTTTTCAATATATTTGTCGAAGAGTTGGTTGCCTTCAGGAACGATGCGATAACGGCTGATTGGATATCCACCTAAATCAATATCGGAGAATGTTTTAATAAGCCGTTTGATATGGGCTTCTGCCTGATCAATCGAACCGATGAAGTCGTATGAGCGATTGTATGGCCTGTATTCGCTTTTCGAGCTTTCTGTTAACTCGCTTTTAATCGTTTCGGATAGTGCATCTTCTGTCATGCCTCCGACTTCATCTTCCATGCTATCAAGCTCCTCTAAAGCCTCTTCCAGACTCATTTTGGACGGAGTGGGAATGTCTGAAGAGCCGTCTTCTGCCGTTTTTCTTTTTTCGTGATCCGAGGTAGTTGCTTCTGTCGTCGCGCTATTGGAAGTATCAGAATCTAATACCTCTTTATCATTTTTTGTATCATCGAATATTGTTTCTGATGATTCAGAATTATCTGAATCATCACTATCGTTATCATCATGTATGTACTTACCGTGTGACTCATCATCTATAGATATGTGATTATCTAGCATCTCATGTGTCTTGTGATCTTCATTGTCTTCATTACTTTCTCCAGAGGAATCCGCTTGGTCAGCGTCTGAAGGATCGGGAGTTTTTCCCGGAGCTGACTCCTTACCTTTGCTTTCACTTTCTGTGTCTTTGAGGATCTTAGCTATGGTCGCAGCCACCTTTAAACAATCCTCCGTGCAAGACATGTTACGCACGGCCACATCGATACCATGTTCTTTTAATAATGAAATTGGTTTCTCAATGACAGGCCAGTATTCATCCATGAAATCTACGAACGGTGCTTGGCCATCCCAGGCTCTTACAACCGGACAGAGAAAGAAGTTTAGAAAAAGCGCGCGCTGATCTTTGCCACAATAAGTAATAGCCTCTGAAGCCTTTGGTTTAAAGACTTTTTCGATTATCAGGCGCTGAGTTGCCATCAGATTACGTCTTGTTCCGTTAAAGACCTGCCCCATTTTTCGCTCGATGAACACGTCTTCTAAGGCATTCCATAGTGACCAGGAAGGGACGTGTCCTTTTTCTCTCATTTTGTTGGACACATGAATATCGGTAAACAAAATGTGAGCAACTTCATGATCTAGAAATCCGCGTACTGCATTCATCAATGCCGGTGTTGCGTTATCTGGGATTGATGGGATGTTTACGAGAATTGGCTCTCCATCATCGTTATAGCGTACATAAGCGTCGTCCCCTCGTTCTGCAACAGGGATGTTTTTACCTGAAAGGAGAGCGACTACTCGTTTTACACTGTCACGGAAGTCCTGAACCTCTTTGATGGAACGTTTTTTGGACATGGCTAATCCTTTGTTATGAAAACAAATTATTTACTAGTGTGTTTAATGTAGCACTGCGCGAACAGGGAACTAAGCCATTCGCGCAGGTAGAAGAGGGATTAACAGGTTCTGACGGCTAAAGACCCGGAGCCGGTATTGATAAGCGTGAAGCGTTTGTTGTTAAGTTCGAATATAAAGCCAGTTGTGTCATTCACACCAACCTCAATCTGCTCATTCGGTAGCTCGGTGAGGATGTCAGCTACACACTCATCAGCTAATTTTTGTACGTGTCCGATCTCAAGAGCTATTAGGCTGGAAATAGTGGTGTTCATTCAATCAATCCATTCTTACTTATACTATTGTAAGGAATACTACTAAAATTTATATCAATACTGAATACATCCATATTAGATGCAAGTTAATTTTCTTACCTATTTGGGGCTAGTTTTTCACCATGCATTGGTCTTTGTCCGGTCTTTAAAGTGCCTGCCGAAAAAAATGATAATAGCTTTACAACCCTAACCTTTGATGTAATATCGGTAAGCACTTACCAGAGAGAATTGAACGCGCAAAGGTTGTAACAATGTCTGACAACAAGATTGAATTTATAGAAAGTCGCTACGCTGCTTTTATCGCAGGGTTGATTGAATCCTCACCTATGAGCCAGGCCCAGATAGCCAAAACAATTGGGTATAAAAACGCCAACAACCTTTCTTTAATTAAAAGCGGCAAAATTCCTTTGCCTATCGATAAGGTTCGTCCGCTGGCGCTGGCACTGGGTATTGAGCCAAGTCGTCTTATGATGATGGTGCTGGAAGAACGCCAACCCGAACTCGCAGCATTTTTATACAAAGAAGGCACTGCTCCTCTTAACGAGGACGAAAAACAGGTTCTTGCTGCATATAACGAGCGATTCGGTAAAGAGAAAGGCGCATCACAAAAGGTTGTTGAGGCCATAAAGTCTCTATGAAAAATTTACACGAATAAGCTCTGTCGATAGACGATCTCCCTTGAATTTGTGGTCAATTTCGTCTAAATCCGGTTGCTCTACGATTGATGCGATGTACGTCGAGAAACTTTCTAAGGCGTCTCGCATCTCGTCCATATAATCGTGCCGGTCGTAGACCCGATCTATCCCCTCAAGACTGTGGTTCATGATTTTACGTGATACCTCCTGGCTTATGCCTAATGCTGGGAAGTAACTACGCGCAGTACGACGCAAATCTCGTGGTGTAAATGGCTCAAGCTCCATCAGTTCTGGTCGTTCCAGGATACGGCGTAATGCCTGGGCTATTGCCACTTTAGACATCGGAAGATCTTTCCCGATTTTTTTATTCGAAGGCACAAGCCACTGGCTGCCTTTACCATATTCGAATAACTCTTCAATGCATGTGCGCATTAATGTGCTTAAAGGCAGAGAATGCTCACGGGCTGATTTGTTTCTCTTGCCTTGATTCCAAACCCCACGCTGGAGGTTGAACTCACTTTTTTTAGCCCGCAGTACTTCGTCAGGTCGTCTTGCGGATACAAGACATAGCCTGGCCGCCCATTTTGTACCAGCACACACATTGAAGTAGTCCCATATATTCCAGAACACCCATACCTCTGCGTCGGTTAGCTTCCGCTCGCGAGGTGTGGGCTTTGCGCCACCGGCAACTTTGTTAAGTGACATATCGTTTAACGGTGACACGTCGATCATCCCCTGGAAGGCGCACCAGCTGAGGAACTGCTTCATCAGAGAGAAAACGCGGCGACCCATAACAATTTTGCCATCCAGTATTAGTGGGTTGACCAGTTGGTTCACCATGAACCTATTAATATCACTTACTTTTACATCGGCAATGTGCGGCAAAACATGTATCAAAATACAATGAACAGCGATCTCTGGCCGACGTCTTGTTATCAGCAGAGATAAGCGAGTGAATAACATGAATGCGTCCGAGAATCTCATGTCATTGCTGACCTGGGAGATCATAACGGCCTGCATTTGAGATGCTCTTTCGAGATACTCAATCGCCTCTTTTGAGGTGTTCTCCGCAGCGCGTGCTCTGTCAAAGCTATTTTTCATATGACAATCACCGAGTTACGCCGATGCACTGTATAAGTAAACAGTATATTAGGCATAGATTCTTATAGGATCAAGAGTAAAAGTAACTCATTTTCAGTAATGATTCCATACATAGTAGGTATGGAATCATTTAGATGTTGTTTTTTGAATTTTAAGGGAAACAGGTGTGAGTTTGGTGGGAATAAAAAACGGCTCCTGTGAGCCGTTAAAATCAGAGGGTGCTGACGTATGCAGCCAGTTCTGTGTATCCGCCAATCGGTTGGCCATCGATCAGTACCTGGGGGATAGTCTCTACCGGTTTACCAACAATTTCACTAAGTTTTTCCTTGTCGATACCAGCAGTGGTGATGTCGATGTACTCATAATCACCGTAGCCATGTCCCTTTAGTTGCTTCGCCAGCTCGACCGCACGTTTGCAGTATGAACAGTTATCTCGTCCGTAGATAACGATAGTCATGATTACCTCATATTATTAGTGTATTCATAGCGTATACATTAATTTTACAACAAATGATAAATATGTACACACCTATCATTTGTTGGTGATAATTAGCAATACGTATACATGTCTGTAAATCATAACGAGATTTATATAATATTTGCCTCGACTAATAACTATTAGAGCGAGTACATACATGCCTGTTTTGATTTTCATTGTTCCCGTAATATCTGTGGTTTTGATTTCATCGTCTGATTGGTTCTGGAGCTTGAATGTTGCAGATAGGATTTCTATTTTTACCAGTTGCATCACGGCGGCAGCTTTTTGTGCTACAGCATGGAACGCTTATGAAGCAAAGAAAAGTGCGAAAGCAGCTATGAAAGCTGTCCAGATAACATCAGATTCATTAACTGAGGCAAGAAAATCATCATTTGAACAATGGTTTAAAACATTGCTGGAGCACCACGAAAAGCTACTTGGGCAGGTAAAAGAAGAGTTATCATCTAGCACAGGGGAAAAAATAAAAAACAACTTGAGAGTAGATTATTTGCATCAGGTTTATGGTTCCGTTGTAATGAATCAAGTTTTTATACGTTATGTTAGTAATATTGTTTCAATATTAGAATATATAGACAAAGGTTTTTACTCTCCATCTTCGAAAATCGAAGAGAAAAAAGTTTATGCCGAGCAATTACGACATTTCATCACTCCTGATGTTATGCTAATAATTGCTATTTTTGGGCTAAATTATTATGGCGAAACATCACATAATTCACACAAGCTAAAACGATTACTAAATAAATATAATTTTTTTGAAGGCGACCCAGTTTTAAATACCACACTAATAACAACAAGCAATGGAAGACTAGATGTCAAAACCCTTTTCGAAAGGGATTATCGATCATTAGTTAGAGAATATATAAAGCACAGCATTATTTGCACTAGATACAAAAACTATTCAGAGAAACCAGAAGTATCTGACGTAGTACGTATTACCAATTCAATTTTATGGAGTTATAAATCACCTGGTGGTGATTTGTTACGAGCAGAATTTAATTCTCTAATAAGTAATATGGAGAAAGAGATTGAGCATTATCTGGAAAACGCCGACAAAGAGTTGAAAAATTTTGAAGATACGTTAAGTGAGCTTGTAGGTTGTAAATTGCTCTCGAACAGCAAACTGGGTAAACGCTCAGGACTTTATGTTATTAATGATAAGGAAGATGCTATTTCTTTAGTTAAACATTATTTAAAGCGAGTTGATAGGGGTATTTGTAATATAGGTCCTGAACATGTATATTTTAATACTATTAATAGCATATATGACGGGAAGCTTGGGAATACTTTAAATAGTAAAATAGATAACTATGTATTTTATAGCGCGTTGTTACATCTTAATAATAGAGCAAGCAAATCAATTATTTTGAGTAAAATTTTTTCTGGCGCGAGAAATATAATTGAACAAAAGAAAAGAAATCTGGATAATTTGGCATGAACTTGCCCATTGCTTTCAAAAAAGGGGCCGAAGCCCCTTTGAATTTTGCGCTGAAAAAAAGTGTTGCTAGGATGTTAGCAAGCTATGGTTAAGAACGTCTGCCGTAATTGTCTATCACAGCGTTGAGCGGTCTGGTTTATGTTAGCGGAGTCTTAATCGAGTTGATTAAAAGGCCAAACCGCTCAACGCTGTGTCTGGCGGAGAGTAATGGAATCGAACCATCATCGCTTGCGCAATGGGACGGTTTTCAAGACCGCTTGAGCACCATGCTCCCTACTCTCCAATTGTTATGGTGCCGGGTGCTTCCCGGTGTCCTTTGGCTGGTTATCCACCGTGGACGGAGCCAATAGACATCACAAAGGATCAATATAACCATTTCCCCGCGTGCGCTTAGCCGCATTCACCACAACGAAAAGAGCACTGTATGACGTTTGCACGGACTTACGCTTCAAACAGTGCAGTCTCGGCGGTTCTCAATGCTCTTTCCTGTTGTGTTGGTGCCGGTTAACGGATTCGAACCACCGACCAGTTGGTTAACAGCCAACTGCTCTACCGCTGAGCTACACCATCAATTCGGCACTGCCAGTATTTATTACTCAACAGTGCCAATCGCGACGGTTTAGTTTCTGCCAGGAAACGCACCGCTACTTGCACTTTTCGTTAGTGCCAGACGCTTTCGACTTCGCTCAATAGTAGAAGGCAAAATCTTTAAGTAGATGATGTTTCTGAGGACAGCACCTACTTTGTAATTTATACAATGTGATGTATGGAATCATTTGTTGTGAAAACAGGCACCAATGGCAACAGTGGTTAAACCTACACAACAATCCTGTCTTCACAACGTTGAGGCCACTACTCCGATTGAATGTTTGCCCAACATGTTACATATCAACGCTCGCCGGTATCTCTGTGAATAGAACCTTAGAATTAATAAAAATGTAATGGCCTCAACGTTGTGTGCTGGCTAACCATACCAGCCGGGCTACGTCGCCGCTTTTTAACCCAGTATAAACGACATAATTGAACAAAATGACGTAACAGGATGGGCGGTCAGTGGCTAAGAATCCGGGAGTCATATGGAGTTGAAAATATACCAACCGCCCATTCTGTTACTTCATCGGAGGGAACATGAATGTTCCCTCCTGCGTTCTGCAATCACACTCGCTCAGTGTGTCCCATTTCGGTAACGAGGCTGGAAACTGACCTCGCTGGTGTTTGGCTTATTAGGCTACTGCCAGATAGACTTCTTCGTTTGCACTTGTATTTAAGTTCAAACAGTCGCGTCTCAACGAAAACAAAGTCATCTTATACATAAAAGATAAGTAAGTAAATACTTATCTTTGTGTTTTTATTCGGTTGTGACTTTTTTGATCAAGGCCACTCTACGACTAGGTGTTCTTGTGATGGTGGCAGTGAATCGTTTCGCTTGGATAGTAATGGTTTCGTTCTCCTTAAGTTGCCCGTAGCGAGTTTCCACCAGGGTGCCAAGACGCCACAGACCATCATCGATACGTTTATGACTAGCAAATTTAATCAGCAACAGTTTTACGACTAACTGACCTACGTAAAAGGCGAATGCGACTCCGGCCGCTAAGAAATAGTGTACCAACCACCAGTCCCAAGAAGTTAAATTGCTCATGTTCTCACCTTTGTTTCATGAACTACCCGATACACACGCTTCCCGATGCACAGTGTTTTGGTTTTAAGTTCCTGCTTAATCAAATCACGACAGATGCCGAAGCCGATAAGGAAGCCAGCCATAAAAGCCAATGAGATGTATGGAATCATTTAAAGGCTCTTGATTCTACTAATTGCTGTAGCAATAATTTCCCTTTATCAGTTAACTGGTAGTTGGCCGAGCACCACGTTTCAGAAACGTTTGCAACCAACCCTAAACGCTCTAACTTAGCTCGCGTTTTAGGCTTCCAGTACTCAGGGAACTCCGGCCACTTACTAATTTCATGAAGCGTTTCTTTCTCCCGTTTACTTAATACGATCATTCTTTATCTCCGATTCGATCTTCGGTATCGCGTAAGCAACGCGGCCATTTCAGTCGTGGGTGGCGTAAGCTGCCATCAGGTGTTTTCTCGTGACAATGAACCTCGACAATGCGACCACGGTACTTCTCTTTGTTGTTCCAGATCTCGTCCAGATATTTATGCTTAATGCCGCTCGCACGAACGATGACGCCGTTTTCAAGACGAATAACAATTTTTCCAAGCGTGTTGGCAAAACCAGAGTCCGGGTCGCCCGGCTCAAAATCGATAATTTCACCATCTTCTGAATCTTCGTCTTTTAACTTCCACCAGCTGCGGGTACGTTTAAACTCGTAAACAGAGTTCGGATCTTTGCCCATCTCCCCTTCTTCGTTATCGTCCAGGCGTTTCATGAAGCGTTCGATGAAGTCTTCGTGGCTATGGATGATGTAGAACGGATGCAGGTGAATGTCTTGTGCGTAGCCTTCACTGCGATCGTTTTTGAACAACGCCACGAGCATAGCCAGGCGCTCTTTCAGCTTCATACATGTCTTTGCATACTCTTTGGATTTAGCCTGTGCTCGCCATTCCGGTAGGAAGAAGTCGAAAACATGATAAATAGCGCCAATTGCCTGCACGTTCTTTTTGCGCAATGCAGATACGGACTGGTTAAATGAACCGGCTGTGCCTTCACCATCGAAGAAGATGTGTTTGTGGCCTGAAAGTTTGCCTAATTCGAGCATGGCTGGCTTTAGGTGATCGAGAGACGTGATTGGATTACCAGTACGAGAAAGGAAGTTAACCTCTTCTTCGTCAACAATAACCTCGCAAATTACTCGCAAACCATCGAGCTTAAGGCTGCCAATCATCGGCCATTTTGCTTTAGGGTTTGGCTTGAAGGGGTATTTGTCGCCTTTTTCTTTATACGGTGACGCCAGCTGCACCTCGAATTTCGGAATGGGATTTTCAAAAACCTTGTTGCATAGGCTAATCCCAACACCCGCTTTCGGGTCTTTTAAGAGGAAACGACGGAACACGTCCTGCCCATCGGCGCACATTGACGCCACGATAGACTCAACAGCAGCTATTGCTGCGTTCCCCGTCAGCTCGCGAGAGGCCAGCTTATTCAGTACATCAATGGCTTTTTCGTCACTTGGGACGGACTCACTAAGCGGCTCTGCCACTTTGTATTTCTTTACCCCAAAACGGATGAAAGGGTTGAGCATCAATGAAACCATGCTTTGTTCAAAGTCATCCATGTTGGCCAATGCCTCTTTTTTTGCATTGGTTCCCATAGCTTTCATTTCGTCCAGCTTATGCTTAAGTGCGATCAACTTTTTCATTGTTGTTTTGCCTCCATATGTTGATCGATTTGCTCATGTGTTTCTTTTGTTGTTTCTTCAAGCAACGCCGCATACACGTCAGTGATCGCTGTTTGTGATGTGGCGCTCTTCTTAACCATGCTATTAATCGTTACACTGTCACGTTTTCGTTTTATAGATCTGGCTTGTTTATTCCGTTCTTCAACCTCCTTAATGAGTGCGGTCATATCTGCGAAATACAGAGATTCTCCTTTACGAATCTCTTCAACCATCATTTTTAACGCCTTACATTTGCCTGCTTTAATAGCGGTTGCGCACGACTGGAAAGAAGTTCGAGGAAGACGGTTTTCTTTGAAGGCAAGAATGGTGTGCTGGCAAACGGAATAGCTGCAATATGCCGACTCACCGTTTATCTTTACTTCCTCACAACGAAGTGAATAACCGTTATTTCCTGAAATAGAAGGGATTTTTGACAAATCAGCTTTCACAATTACCGCCAGAAATAATCTTGTGCTTACCTATCATTATTTGCGTAAAAAACGACACACAGAGAGCTTACCAACTTCCCCAGCTAATCATCTTGCGCTGATCGCTTTCTAAGCGATAGGGGGCAAGAAGCTCTGTGACATGATTGGTGGCGTATGATTTGGCCTCTTGCTCTATCATCGGTAATTCGTTAGCAATCCTGACCATCTTCCCAGCAAATTCCGCCATTACGCCATCACACGCCTTCCCCGCATCAACAATGATATGCACAAGATCCAACTGGCTTTTGCACATGTCGCAAAGAGTCGAATATTCGCTCTCCCTGATTAGGTTTACAGCATCATTAGCCCCTTTATTAATCAAAACCTCCAACAGATTTGTCGGGGTGACGAAATCGGCTTTCAGAGACAATGTTGGTTCAGCTTTTACCGACAGCAAGTAATCTTCAAAGTTTTGCTTGTCTTCCAGCAAAGCTAAACTGCGCATAGCTCGAATTGATTCTCGAATGACGGCTTCAATATGTTCGTCACCTGGAGGACAGATAATGGTATCTGTATAGATGACTCTGCCATCAAACCACGCCCCAACCTGCACTTTTAGAGTTCGTAAGTTTTCTTTGCGTACAAAAACAACTAATGCAGAACGTCGTGCATGTGCAGGTTCGCCCCATACGCGCAACTTAACCTTCAGATAAGGTAGCCCCGGTAGCGGGATCTCGACTAAACGAGTGGCGATATGATCCATTGCCGTATTGACGGCTTTTTCAATGATGTCTAGCCGATTGCTCTCGCTGATTTCTAAACCAGTTTTATCAATGATGTCGCAGGCTAATTTCTGAATTTCGTCTTTCATACCAACTCCTAGCTAACAGATGGCAGTATTCTTACACACTAATAAGTAATCATCTACTTATCTTTTCGGCGATTGGGTATGCTGACAGTTAAGCTAAATTGAAGTAACCTTACCAATCGGTGATTACAAAGCCTTACACCGAGTAGCCACAACCACCTAACCATCTTGTGAAAATCCAAAAATGAAACATTTCAAACCAATATCTTTCTTTATGTTGTCGCTATTACTTGTTTCGGGGAGTGCACATGCCTATGAAATACAAAAGCTGATCGATGCGGCAAAAGCAGGCGACGTTGAGTCACAGAGTGCTTTAGGTATCGACTATATGAAAGGTATTCATGGTGTCGAAAAAAACTACGATGAAGCCAGAAAATGGCTTGAACTGGCGACTTCTAAGGGGAACAAAGAAGCGTTTAATGCTCTAGGTATAATGTATGCCCTTGGGTATGGGGTTGATAAAAATTTCAAAAAGGCAGAGGAACTCTTTAAGAAAGCTGGTGATGCAGCTGGAGGCAACTCTTATCACAATCTGGGTGTTATTTATCATAAAGGACTTGCGGGTAAGAAAGACCAAAAACTTTCCCTGAAATATCACAAACTTGCAGTAGAGGCTGGCGACCCTGAATCTGCGTCATATTTAGGACAGTTATATTATGTTGGCGCAGGCGTGCCAAAAAGCTACAAAAAGGCAATAGAGTATTATAAAAAAGGAATCGAACTAGGCAGTGCATCTGCATTGGCGAATCTTGGCATTATGTATGAGTATGGTGAAGGGGTTAAAAAAGATTATAAAAAAGCAGCTGAGCTTTATCAGGCAGCTTGCGATAAAGAAGATAAAAATGGCTGTGATTACATTGCAGAACTAAAAGAAAGCGGTAAATACCAACCATCAGCTGCAAGATCTAAAGCAAAATCCTCCACTCAACGACTTATTGCTAAATCCATTGATAAAGGCGTTAACGCAACATTTACCTGGCAGGGTGATGATGCCACCTTCACCGCTAATGATGGCAAAATTGACTGCACTTTCCTAAAGGATTTTTCAGAGAAAGGAGGCAATCTGGCTACCTCGTTTGTTTGCACCGATAACGTTCAAATCATCCTGAAGCAATTCAGAGATACCAAGAATGCCTACCTCGCGGTAATGACTGACAACTTCAACACAGAAGTTAAATCATTTTCGGTCAATGTTTACGTGACTAATACTGGTTCAAACTAATGCTGCTATACCTTTTACCTTGCTTAAAAGTTCAAGCTGTCGTGAGTAAGGTTTTGCGCAATAGTAGGCTTTGATAATCTGCCCCGGTGTCGCATCGCCGGGGTCGAGTCCTTCCTCGCCCAAACACGCAACTTTGACATTAAGACCAATACTGGTCAATCGCCTGGCTGCGGCCATCGTGTTGCGTATAGCTTGCTTTTCACTATCCCACATCATGATCACATTACGTAACCCACGCGCCTTGAGCGTCAGGAACGCGCCTAACTGATCTTCTGCATCCTGAGTGGTGTTACCAGATAGATGCATCCCGAACGTTCCTATCGGTTCCACGTAATCACGTAATGTTTCTTCATCAAAAATAGCTCGTTTAACTCCCATAACATCGAACGCCCCCTCACAGACAACTACAGTCTGTTTGCCAACTGCATTATGGCCGTTGTAGAGAAACTTACCTGAAGCTGGAAGCTGCATAGGAAAGAGGTAGCGGCGGTCTGCTGTACCGGTAATGTCTCGTCCCTGAAATGTCTTCATTACCCCATCCAGATCGTAAACCGGTATCAGTACTCGCATATCGAATATCTGTCCTTTTACCTGATCTGTATACGGATCTACATAAGCGTGCTTGCCTTCGACGCAGTATCGTAGGTCAAAATACTTTGCCATTTCAGGCGATATGTTTCGTTCAACCAGATAGTCTGGAAGACGGCCATCTATAGGAAGTTCGTAATGACGAGGGAGTGCAAGTGGTCCCTCTAACTCGACTGTGCTTGTAAGCACTATCTCTTCTTTCTTTGGTGCCCACCCCTGGGAAAGAAGAGCGTTCTGCACATATTCCTCGAACTGTCGTCGTGATTTACCGCTGTAGTGCTTGAGGAAGACCAGCTTATTGAACTGAATCTCTTCGGGATGATCACCAGCAAAGCATTTGCCGACGCCACTGGTCAGATTGAAATATACCTTCCAGTTGGAGCTGCCGCATACCGGACACTCTTTGATATTCACTTCACGACCGCGAGAACTCACGCCTCCACGTCGATAAACGATACCTTCAGTGTCCAACCATTGTTCAAAATCTAATTCGGTAATTATCTCTTTCAGCTCGCTCACGATAATTCCACTTTTAACAGGCAATATTGTGACCAACCTAAATGTTGATATAACATAAAGGCTCATGTGTTTTTCTTTTGTGGTTTGGCAAAAGAAAAGTTGTTTCACCAATGAATCAAGCGTGGAGGTGTTCTCCACGCTTATTTTTTAGGTAACGTCTAAGATTCGCTCAATGAAGCGCATTTGTTCGAGGTTTTGTTTAACACGAATGCTGATCCCTCCCTGCTGGTTACGTGAACCAGCAAAGTAGAGACGAGCCTCTCCTTTCGCTTCTTCTTCTTCGGTTTTGTTGATCGTTATTACCAGGTCAGCAATACGTACTTTTTCGATGTTGTCGGCGGCGTGCATCATTGTGGCAACTTCTGACGCGCCACCTTCACGGTTTGTCTGCGATGCCGTGATTCCAGCAACGTTATGTTTGTCATAAAGAGCACGTAAATCGGTGTAGATACTACGAATGTTGGCGCGATCATCACGAAGGTCATAACTGGCACGCATCAAATCTGCGTAGTCGACAACAACCATGTCAGGCACCATGCCGTTGGCTTTCATGCTGTTAAGCATACGGTCCAGATCTGCCGGTGACATACTTCCTGACGGACGCTCAACCACCCACAAACTACCAATCCCCTTCGTGGCTCCCAACTCTGCCAACTTACGATGAACCTCATCGCGCCGTTCCACCAGCTTGGACATTTCTGTCTCCGACAATCTTGCATCAAAACGGTCGGATAAAATGGTGGTGTGAACCTCCAGCGAGAGATACAGAACATTGTAGCCAGCAAGCGTTGCGTTTATGGAAAACTCACCCATTGCGGTCGATTTACCGGATTTAGCGAACCCCATGAAGAGCACCATTTCACGCTTCGCCCAGCCTTTTTGGTACAGCAACCTATCGAGCAGAGGGAGTCCAGTTGTAATGCTGTTTGGCACATACTCCTCTGAGGCCTCATATTCACGCGCTTTCAGTCGCTCACTTGCTGAGATGTAGTAGTCATAGATTCCGGTTGCTTCGTTCGAGCCTATCTGCTGAACCTTGGCCATGATTGCCATCGCCCCCTGAAAGTCGCCCTTCTCTTTCAGTTCAGCAGCCTTAATCAGAGCATCATCAAACGCTACGCTTTTTGCGAAGGTTGATACCTGGTCAACCATGTACGAGGTATCGGACAATTTTTCTGCAAGGATGCGCTTAAACGCAGCAACAACATCGGCGAATAGTTCCTCACGGATAGTCTTATCGCGTTTCGCACGCTTAAGCATATCCAGAATTGCAGATGAAGAGGGCGCGCTCTTGTACATACGGTAATAGCCCGAAACCATATTAACCAATATGGCATTGGCCGCATTGGCAAATTGGCTAGGCACAACCAGATCTCCCGCACGAGTAAGAAACTCGTGATCACGACAAAAATATGCCGTCAGTCTGTTCTGGAAATCTTCATCAAACTCTTCGGACAGCCCGCGTCCTGTATGGCAAAGTTCGGTCATGTGCTTTCCTTTGTTTTTTAAACAAATTGTTTTCTAGTATTAGTTAATTAGATAGGGGATCAATAAACCGCCGTGCTTCTTCCAGTTCTTCTGGAAAGTGGGCGGAAATAAGGCGCTCTGGAACGATTTCCATTAGCCAGATAGCGGAGAAAATTGCGCGTATGCGCTTACTGCGAGGGATGGTGCGCAAACGCTCCAGAATCCACTCAAAATAGCTTTCCTGAATCGGGTTGAACTGCATGTCTCCCATATACTTAAAGCTAACCAGAGAGTCATCCAGACGGGTTGTTGCGCGTCTGGCTAATTTCTCTTCAAATATCTCAATCAGTTCTGGCTGCCATAAATGCTGTGGGCGCGGCAGCTTGTCCCACAGCCGTCGTGCAGCTGCGGAAAGAACGGTGGAGATAAAGTAGTCGTATGAGCAGCAATAGCGGTCAGCAAACTGGCGTGCTTTCCATAGAGACGTTTTATTGGCAGTCGACAACTCCTGATAAGGCAGGCGTTTTAACCCGGTGGTGAACGGAGCTGTTTCAAAGTGTTCGCGACCGTGCGTCAGCATGATATTTGAGTACTGACGTTTGTATGCCTCCGTAAAAAGGCAGGTGGCCATGAGAGGATGCATGTCGCGGTAATCAAACCACTTCGTCTCGAAGAGTTCAGCCTCGTCTTTGCAGCGCGACAAACCAATGTTTTCAGCAACCCACTTGTCCATAACAGCGGTATTCCACTCTGTCATGAAGTCGTACTGGTTGTTGTCGATGGTATCGAAAAAGATTTGGCTCATGTGGCTCACCTAGTAGGTAGTTACTTACTTATCACAATGAGCGGATGATAGCGACTGGTGGCAGTTTTTGGAAGTGGAAACGGAAGGGAGTTGTTCTGGTGGGTGTCTTTTAAAAGACCTGCTTCCGTATATATATTTAATAAGTTACTTATTATTTATATACAGAAACAGGTAATTAAATTAATCAGTTGTCTTTTTCTCCGTCATTTCTTGTGCAACTTTATCCAATCTCTTTTGACTTATGGCTGCAATTTCTTTTTGAAGTATTTCAGCAATCATTATGTTTTTTTGATGGTTAGATAGGTGTGGCTGCTTCGTAATAACTCTGATCATACTATCTATTTCTTCATCAACTGCGGTGCCCTTGATAACGTCAAAAAATGTTCTTGTGTGAACAACTAAAACACCGATGACGAAACATGCAGCGTAATGCACGCCATCTATTTCATAAAAATCTTGAGCTATCGCAAACCTAAACGTGTAAACAAAAACAAAAATAATGAAACCAATCAGTATTCCGAAAACAGTTCTTAAAGGCTGCTTGAGCAAAAGTAGATCAAAACACTGATTTAAGAACTTAGTGATGGCGTCAAGGTCAAACATTTTGCCACCCTTTATCGAATAGGTTGTCTGATTTTTTTGTTGTTCCCTTCGGATTCAATATCCGTCGTGGGCTACCGTCATTATCATCTGAGTCAAATTTGTCTGAATTTTCTCTGATGAATTTAAGCAATTGAACCGCTTCATACGCACTTGTGCCAAAATATCCTTTAGAGACACGAATAGTAAGTATCTGATCTTTCAACATAATCAAAGAGAGAATAAAAAAACTTATAATCAATGACCAAGCTGGAAGATCGAGAGTCGCAACTATAATTAAGTTTATAACTATAAGAAACACAGCCAACCCCTTAGCTTTAAACAATTTATTTTTTTCATACAATAAAAACAAATTGACAACCGTTTCTTTTTTGTTCGCCTGCTCACTTACTTCTCTTTGATGAACCAGAACTTCAACCTGTTCTTCTGATTCTTTTATCTTTGTAAAAAGATTATGTCGAAAATCTTCATTATCAGGATCATTCCCCAACTCTCTAGCAATAATATAGTGAATAATTTTTCCTTTGATTTTATCATTAGCTTTCCCCTTGCTAGATGCGAGTTTTTTCTTGTATAAATCAATAATAATTTCTTCGCTTTTTAATTGTTCTTTTTCTTTGTTAAGTTCCTTTATTTTATCTTTTATATCTTTTCTCCTCACCCTCACAGACAAAAAAATATTTAACATCCCTAGTATGTTTATAACATTCTTGAGTATGTTTTTAAATGCAAATACTAACGAATGCATAATTATCACTCCACTTTAATTAAAATAATGTGGGCTAGACAGCCCACATTATTAACCTTTCTTCATCAACTCGCGTTTAATTTCATCGGTACGCATCGTGACATCGGCAGCTGTGATCGCCTCGTTCAGCTTTACGATGTCCTCGATTTCCTGCGGTGTCTTCTCCGCAAGATGGAAAATAGCAGCACGAATCACATCAGAGCGGGTGAATTTCTCGAAGCGAGGGATGAACTTCATCATCTCCAGCAGTTCGAAGTATTCGTCTTCCAGTGACATTGTGCGGCTTTTAATTTTCTCTTTGCCACGAGTCGGGCGTCCCTGTGGTCTGACTGGTTGGCGCAAAGGAGTTGTGTTCTTGGCCGGTGCATCAGGCTCTTTGCGCTTTGCTAGGTCACCCATTTTCATGGACATTATTCTTCTTCCTCCAGACTCAACAGATAATCTACAAATTCTTCAAACTCGGCTTCCGCCTTTTTGTCGCGCTCGCTACCGGTCATTTCAAAGATAGAACGACCAGACTCTTCCGCATCATCGTAGACGTTGCGGTTATATAGATTGACTGGCGCAGACTCGATGCCAAACGTCTCGACAATCTCTTTAGCCGCCAGAATGCGAGACACTTGTGATGGCAAAGCCGGGCACTGGTTCATGACCGCGCGGACCTTCACTTTATCGTTTACATTACGAACATTGTCGATAATAGGATCGATGTCACGCAGAGATTTCAAATCACGACGCTTAGGACGAAGCGGGATAATGATAACGTCGGCCATCAGCATCGCTTGTCGCTGAATTTCGGAGTCAAAGCCACCAGCATCTACCACTACAAACTCAGCTCTACCCTGAAGCGATTTTAGGTGCTTAATGATGTCATCCTGAACGTATGCAAAAGGAATCAGCTCAAGGTCTTCGTTCTGTCGACGGTCTTCACACCAGCTTGTTGTCGTGCGCTGAATATCTATATCAGTGATATAAACCTTCTTCTTCTTTTTGACTTTCAGGCAAACGGCAATTTGCTGGGCAACGGTGGATTTGCCAGGCCCGCCCTTTGTGCCGCCAACCACAAAGATCTTGGTCATTGGAGAGTTCCCTTTGCGTCTATTATTATTGTCTGAAACAACTTGTTTTCTTATATGTGATATAGCCTAAATGCCTACGGCTGCGGTGTAAAGGTTAAATGGTAGGTGCTGCCTTAGAATTTTTAGGCGAGAATCAATGGCTGTTAACAAAAAAGGCGACCGAAGTCGCCTAATTGTTAATCTTTTAGATATAAACCAACTGGGGTTCTTGTTTTGCGGGAGATGATAAGTACGATAAATTTCTCAACGTTAACTTGCACCTTATTTGGAAACCAAGAGCTTAATTCTGGATCAAGTAACAATCCTCTGTTCCACGGCAAAAAGCCGGTTTCTTTTCCCATCCCATATTCGCCTAACACATCCTCGAACGTCTCAGTTTTTGCGTTGTAAATTCTTACATCACCTGTTCGCATTAATGGACCGGCCCAGATTTTTGCGCCAGGAATGGTCTGATTGTAATCACAGACAAGATGTTCGTACCAATGAAGGAGGAAGCGATACGTGAGGTTGCACAGTCCCCTTTGCCTTATTGCTCTTTCTGTTTCAACACCTGCAATCTGATAGCAGTCAATCTCTACCCCATCCTCGATGAATGTGTATTCACGCAAGGCAATTCTGCCTGCTATCGTGTTTCTGCTCTGATCGAGCATGTCGGAACGCAGAATTGCTTGAATAATGTCCGAATCAGACATTCCATCTTCGCCTCTGTCCAGAATGAAGTCCATCAGTTCACCCTGATCTCGTGCTCCAACTTTCTCCATCAGGATATACAGACAGATATCATCATCAGGCTCGATAATGGTTATTTCAGATATTTTGAAAAGCGATGCTTCGTTGATGAGGTAGCCAAAACGTGAAACGCGAGTTTCCCCACGGTGAGGAAACTCATAAAGATTTTTAGAGTATGTGCGTTCTAGTGTAGGTGCCATCTTAGAGCAGTACCATCAGCAGTTGTATTGCTGACAATGCTACCATGAGTATTAAGAAAGCGGCGAATTGCACTCTCAATAATTTCAGAGAATTGGTCACTAAACCGTGCTAATTCAGGGTATTGTTTTGCTGGCTTCACAATGAAACGAACACGATCGTTCAGGAAAATCGCTTCAGCCAACGGTTTTACACTGGCACCAGCATTCTCAACATCGTCTTTGAAAGTTACGATGAAGCGAGTGTCTTTTGGCGCAGTCGCATCGTTGTTAAGTTTACGCACCTCAAGTTTGCGCTTATTCAGCACATGAGTTGCGATAACACTCGTGCAATCGCGAATTGTTTGTATAGAACGTTTTTCGTTCAGCATGTGTCCACCTTAGCCGGTATTAACTTAATGTCATAGCGGCGACCCTTGTCAGGGTTTAGAGGCTACGAGTATGCGTCGCAGCATTAATGCAAGGGATGATTTACTTGACATCCATGTGCCAAATCTACCTTGTGCTCTAATAATATGCAAATTTTATGTTAGAAAAGTCCTCTTCTGTTATGGTACTTTTCTGCCCCATCCACACAATCGCTCCCCTATCATATTGTGAAAAAGCACCTCTCTTTCAGTCTCTTCGGTCATGAGATCATCACGGCTGATGTATAGCGGTGTAGCCGCATCGCAGAAAAGCACACCAGCGGGTTGAGGCTTAATCACGCAACCATTTATTGTGCAACTCATGATGAACAGTAGAAGCATCCTTGCTCCGTAACTCATCAAGTGTTTCATTTTTGACGTCCAATGTGCTTTGAAGTCGTTTCCTGTCTTCCTGTTTTGCCTTCTCTTCCATTGCTCGTCGCGCCGCATTTCCGCCCATCGTGTAAGCGCCGACCAGAACGAAAAGAACGGCAGCCAGCGTAATCAAAGCAACTTTTAGCTTTGTCATCAGGCTGCCTAGCATATTAGACCATCCCTTTCTGGTGTCTTCTTACCTGCGACCAGGCAATGAATCCAGCCACAACAATAGTGGCAATGCCGAAGATGATGCGTACTGTATCCCCGCTAGAGATATGACCTTGTGCCTTATCCATAGCAGCGGAAACCTGCGGCATAACATCGGCCAGCTGCGCCAGACCAATACCTGCTGTAACAGTTGCGCCTGCAGTTTCTTTAGTTACAGGAACAGCCTTCACGGTTTTCACCGGCTTAACAACGCCAGCTCGACGCAGACCTTCCTCAATAACTTCTGCCGCATACCAGGTGTTCAGCGTTTTTAGCGGGCCTCGGCCATTCTCGTGGCGAATGATTGCCTCAACCAAAGGTCGAAGGATGTCGTAATCATGCAGATCGATGATCATGTCTGCGGTTACACCAACGGCTTTAGACACCTCATTAATGTAGGCGTCAGTATTGTTTTCATTCGGCGGTGCCCAGCGTTCAATAACTTCACGAATGGTATCGATACTTGTGCCGTCTTTTGCGCGACGTTTATCGTGGTAGGTAATTAGAGTCACCGCCAGCGCACGAATCCCCCAAACAGGGTCTTTAAACGTGCAAAAGCGCGGTTCGTCTGGATTCGCAACCAGACCTTGCCACGGTGATCCTTTATCAAGATTACCGGGGTTATTATTACGAATGCCTCTCGGAGTCTTCATCCTTGATCTCCTGTTATTGCAGTCCACTTTTTACGCCATACGCGGCTAACCCCAAAAGCAGTGCGGTAATAATGAACGACGTTATTTTAGAAACAATGCCGCCAAAGAACCCACTTGAGATGGAATCTAACCGGTTAAGGAGTTTGTCCAGATTGGAGTGTTGAATACTATGTTGCGCCGGGGTCATATCACCAAAGTAGGTTTTCAGCTGATCATTGACCTCCTGGCCAATTTCTTCACGTAGCTCTTTACCTAATTTGCCAACAACCTCCCGAGCAACGATCGCGGCAATACGCTCAACTTGCTCTGTTGTAACGCCCGCCATCTCGTTCGACATGTTTTCCTCCATGAAAAGTCAAATCGGGATGGCGGATTTATATCACACTTCTCCTTTCAATTATAGGTATATACTTACCTATCTATGCATATGCCGTTTAACGGCTGTTCAAATTCGTATCTAGTAACTCACTAATATATCCCTATGATTGCGGCTGTGAGATCGCATTTTAAACCTCACAGCCATATAAATAATGTCTAAATCAGTTACTTGTTGCCCCAACAGTACCTGCAAATTTCAGCCATTGACCTGACGGACTTCTATTACTACGGTAGTGATAAACGAGGATTGCGTTTGTAACTCCACCGTAGTCAGCTTTATGTGACGTTGTTAAACGAATTGTATAATCACCGTTAGGTAGATTAAAAACTTCGATTATAGATTCTGCTAATTCTACAGCACCAAATCCCGTTATATTGTTGATACTGCCAGCATTGAATCCCATAGCATCGCCAAAGCCAATCCAATAACTTTTGCTAAACGCCCCATTTGATTTTAGGTGGCTAATGAATGCGGACAAGCTCATGCCCATATCCCCACCTGAAACAGAGGAAGTTCGCACAGTCATGCTTGGAAGAGCACTGCTCTTCACATAGGAACTTAGAAGGTTTGTTACCTCTGTTTTCGTGTAAGCATTAAGGTTAGCCGCAGTCAAAGTTATATCGGCAGAGCCATCAAACGCCACACCAGCAATTTTCCTTGCTGTCTGCAATTTTGTGGCGGTTGCGGCATTACCAGTAGTGTTCTGATTACCAGTTGTATTCACACCAGGGATTGAATCCTTAGCGGTATATACCTGCGCCCACGCTGACCATGCCGCACCTGTGTTATCTCTTCGTGAGCGAATGAAAACTGGCGCATGTGCACCGCTCGTACCACTCCAGCCAATAAGCAACTCTCCCTCACCAGCAGCACTCGCACCTTTCATGTGCAATACGTTGCCATACATGGTCGGGTAGCTATTGTTGTACGCCTCATACATTTGAATGCCAGCAGTGCCTTGAGTAGAGCCGCTTAACGCCGTAACTCGGCCACGAGATACCAATGTATTAATATTGATATCGCCTGAACCATCAAACTTAACACCATTGATGTTTCTCGCTGTTTGCAACTTCGTAGCTGTTGAAGCATTACCGTTCAAACTACCATTTACGCCACCAGTCACATTTAGTCCATTACCAATTGATACAGCACCGCTGGTATTATTAATTGTAATAGGTCGCAAACCGTTCCATGAACCTAATGTGTCTCCTGATGCTGTTAGCATGAAATATGTGTTCGATCCATCATTACGGATAAAGAACCCAAAGCTACCGTAAGCAATGCGGAAACCATTTGCATATTTTGAAATGATCTCGCCAGAAGATGTCAAACCTCCAGATAATGTACCACCGGTAAGAGGTAATGCACCGACATCAGAGGCTGTTGGTTTGTTTTTCGTGTTATATACTCTTCGCCATCCTGGAGAATAATCTGTGCCATTAAATACATAGATAAACTCCGCATTAGTGAGAGCACCGGAAACACTTGTCGTTGTGGCCGTTGTTATGCGGATCGTATAATTATTTGAACTACTACCGTTATTAAATACTTCTATAACAGCTCCTGCCAATGGAATAACGCCACAACCAGTTTCACTATTTGGTATGGTTGCGCTATTGGCATAGGCCCACGCACATCGAGCAATCCATGCCTTTGTGTTAAAGGCTCCATTATTTTGCAATAACGTCACTAACTGGGCTGTTGTTATTGCTCCGCCATTACTTCCTGTAGTTAACCAACCAGTAGGAGATGCTGGGCAACCTATATTTGCTGGTGACAAGGAAATATTTGCCGAACCGTCAAACGACACCCCATTAATAGTACGCGCAGTCTGCAACTTCGTAGCAGTAGCCGCATTACCTGTTGTATTCTGATTACCAGTCGTATTAACACCTGGCAAATTAATATTTGCAGTACCATCAAAGCTCACGCCGCCGATAGTTCTTGCCGTCTGTAGTTTTGTAGCAGTTGCGGCATTACCAGTGGTGTTCTGATTACCCGTAGTGTTTACACCTGGAAGATTAATATTGGCAGAACCGTCGAAACCAACTCCACCGATAGATCTTGCCGTCTGTAATTTCGTTGCTGTAGCAGCATTTCCTGAAAGACTTGAAATAAATGGATGTGAACAGTAATAACCTCGTCCATTTTTAAAGTCCAAAATTATCTGTGCATTCGTACTTTCTGATAAAGGATCAGTTGCCCCCCACTTATAAGTGGTTTGACCAACTGCATAATCAGCCGTTGGAACAATCACATTTAATCCTTCCTCAGCAAAAATCTGGATAGGGAATGCTCTTGTCTCAACGTAAAATACACTACACAAATCATCATCTTTCACGCTTGCGATAATCGAGTGTATAGATCGTTCAACGGTTGAATATATTGAGAAAAAACCAACAGCATATGAACCGCGATCAGACCAACCGCCCGGCATAACAAAACCATTAAACTCACAATTATTCATAGCGTATCCGCCAGCTGAGGAATAAGTGGTGATAACCACTCGTGAGGCTAATTCATCTGTGCCACCACCAGTTCGGCGAAAGACTACAGGATACCACTTACCGCTTACTGCATTTGCAGGAGCAGAGAAAGTGTATTTTCGCATCCCCTTTTTCTTATCCACTTCACCTTTGCTGTAAACATTAATGTTATTCAGGAAGCGGCCCTTGTCGGGGATATCAGCACCATTCTGATCCTTCTGTAGTCTTTTTTCAGCATTATCATATGCGGCCTTAACTGCTTTTGGCGTTGCGGCCAGCGATTCACTGGTGCTATCGACAGCACTGCTAAGTTTCACAACACCTTTAGTTGTAAGGCTTGCGTCTTCCATCGCAACTGCACCGGCAATCTCTTCAGCACGATCAGCAGCAGCTTCCGCACGGGTCGCAGCGGATTCAGCAGCAGTTTTGCTCTGAGATGCTGCCGTCGCACTGCCTGCCGCCTCTGTTGCTTTCGTGGATGCTGTCGTGGCGCTGCCCTTCGCTGCGGACGCTTGTCTGGTCGCCTCATCTTTTGAAGCAGACGCCGATGATGCCGATGACGCTGCCGAACTGGCGGACGATGCGGCTGCCGTTTTTGAGGATTCTGCACGGGTTTCCGACGCTTTCGCGTTCGTTTCGGATGTCTTCGCTGCGGAAGCAGACCTCGCTGCTGCGCTGGCCTGTTCAGTGGCTTCGCCAGCCTTCGTTGTGGCTGTTGAAGCAGACGATGCGGCACTTTCTGCCGATTTTCCGGCGGCGGTGGCACTGGCTGAGGCCTGCCCGGCACTTGTTGACGCGGCACTGGCAGATAATGCAGCCGCTGTTTTTGAACCTGCCGCAGTTGAGGCGCTCTGTCCCGCTGCTGTTTCAGAAGACTTAGCGTTCGTCTCGGACGTTTTTGCCGCCTTCGCGGAATTTCCTGCCGCCGTTGCCGAGGAAGCGGCATTACTGGCGCTCGAGGCTGCGCTCGTTTCTGATGATTTCGCTGCCTCTTTTGAGGCCGCCGCATCCCGGGCTGAGGTGGCAGCTTCTGACGCTTTCGTGGTCGCGGTGGATGCAGAAGTGGCTGCTGATTGTTGTGACGCTGCGGCATTCGTTTCAGATTTTTTCGCAGCAGTTGCACTCGCACTTGCGGCACTTTGTGAGGATGCCGCAGCGGATGCACTTTGAGACGCTTGAGAGGCTTTTTCTCCAGCGGTATTGGCGCTTTCTGCTGCTGCGGCAGCACTGGCCGCCGCCTCACGAGCTTTGTCGCCAGCAGCATCAATCGCGTCAGTGTTATTTTTATACCACTCAACGTTTTCGTTGTGCTCGTTGACGATCTGCATTAGCGGCTTAACGGTTACTTCTGTACCGTCTTCACGCTCGATTGTCACCTCATCCAGAGCAGTCAACCAACTGCGCATAGACTTGGAATCAGCCGACATACGCGACATTAGTGCTGTAAAGCGCGCGCTAAACTGTGTTAAGTCGCCTTCATAGGTCGTAATGATTCGGCACGGAACCTCAGACTGAGTTTCGCCGGTATAAGGTTCTGAGAGAACAATATTCGTATCGCTTATTACGCGCTTGATCTCATACAGCTTATTGTCGGGGCCAATGACGATCATCCCCGGCAACACACCATTAGCTGTTACGTTCCAGGCTGTCCCTGCCCCAACCAGAGTATTGCTACCCTGTGTAAATGTGATAGTACCTTCCCTGTACCACATGTTGAATATGCTCCTTGATTTGGCGGGTTATCCTTGCCCGCCATTAAGTAAATACTTACCTATTTTTACCGATATAAAATTTTTTTTCCACCATCACAGACGGCCAATTCTTACTCGTAGGACGTTGTTATCGTCATAAACGTCAATCCGCTGACCATTTATAACCAATCGCCCATTGCCGCCGCTATTACCGTTGATCTCAAGCGTTCCATTTTTGCCGAACCGCCATCCAGATCTACCGCTAACAAAATTGGTAGATTGCAGATCGCCTACTTTTGCATTGGTGATTGTGCCATCCTTGATATACGCTCCATTCATATAGGCGATACTGTTTTCGATAACAAATGGCGTTGTGATCTTCCCGTTAACAGAGTTGACCAAACCAAACCTGTCCGCCTGAACCAAAAACTGAGATAGCCCAGTGGTGTCAATACCAAGCGCAATACCGGCAACATACTTCTGCCCTCCGCTCGTTGAAGTCTCCATTTTCAACGTCCACGCGGTTGACACTTTTTTGTTGGTATCAGCAATAGCTGTTGCCTGCTGTTGAATTGTCGCGGTATTTCCATCCACCTCTGCTTTCAGAGTATCGATTCGCCCACTTAGAGCATTATCTGCCTGCGTTCTCGCTGTCGTTTCAGTTGTGACCGCCGCAGAAATGTTGGCTGCTGTTTGAGACTCTAAGTTTGTGATTTGGGTCGCCAATGCCGCATCTTGCTCTGTACGCGTTTTCGTTTCGGTTGCCACAGCCGCTTTAATATCCTCTTTGTATTGAGAGGTCAGCTTGGTGATCTGAGATGATAACGCCGAGTCAGCATCAGTTCGAGCCTGCGTTTCCACTGCAACGGCCGCACTAATATCTTTCGCAGTCTGTGCTTTTAAACTTGAAACCTCTTTTGTTAAAGCGGTATCACCATCTGCACGAGCCGTTGTTTCTTTGGCAAGAGACGCCTCGAGATCATTAGCTTTTGCTGTAAGAGATGTAATCTGGCTGGACAATGCACTATCGGCGTCAGTCCTTGCCTTTGTCTCTACAGCAACGGCTGCGGCAATGTCAGTTCCGGTCTGCGCCCGCAGGCTGTTAATTTCTCGTGAGAGCGCCTCGTCAGCACTTGCTCTGGCCTCCTGCTCCTGAGTGATGGCGGCTGATATATCACCGTCAACCTTTGCTTGAAGCTGGTTTATTTGTTTAGCTAACGCAGAGTCTCCGCTCGCACGAGCCTCCTGCTCACTGCGTATTGCAGCAGAAATATCATCATCAACTTTTGCCTGAAGTTGGGTGATCTGGCTTGCCAGAGCCGAATCTTCCGTTGCTCGGGCTTCTTGCTCTTCCTTAATGGCTGCGACAATATCGTTGCTTACTTTCGACTCAAGCTGAGTTATTTGTTTCGTCAAAGCTTCATCGGCAGATGTACGAGCCTCCTGTTCTGTACTAATCGCCGCGCTGATATCTCCTTCAAACTTAGATTGCAGCTGAGTGACACGCTTTGCCAACGCTTCATCGCCATCGGCACGAGCGGTGGACTCTTCCAGAATACTGGCCTTAATGTCTTCGCCAATTTCTACGCGAATTTCTTCAACCTTCGTAGCCATTGCAGACATATCATCAGCAAAGGTTTTCTGTGTTGTTGCGATCTTCGCGTTATTGACCATCTGCTTGTGCTGGTCTTCATCTTGACGAAGAGCCAGGTCAATATTTGTTTTGGCTAACGCCTCAATGTTCGTAGTCAGTTCTGCACTTGCACGATCGACCTCTGCAACCGTCTTTTTCATTTCTTCAACGGCAGCGGAGCTTTCCTCTACCGTTGACTGCAACACTTCCAGTTGTTTAGCGTTTGCAGCATCGCCTTCAACACGAGCCTCGCTTTCCTTAGCAATAAGAGCCGCCGCTTCATCTCTTGCAGCCTTTATTGCCTCGACTGTATTAGCGAGAGCTTTATCGTGTTCAGATACGGTATTTTCGATTTCAACAATTGCAGCATCAGTAGCATCAATTTTTTCAAACGCTTCATTGACCTTGTCGATCGTTGCCGAAACCTCACCTTTAAGCTCGGTTTGTGCGTTCTCCAAAGCATCGCTACGCTCGTTGAATTTTATTTCAAAATCCGCGAGGTTATCGCTGAACTGCTTATCTAATTCAGCTATATCTTCCTTAACGTCGTTTACCGCCCCCTCCAAAGATTCGACGCTCTGGTTGATATGCTCATTTAACTCGTCAACGGCTTCTTGAGAGGCTTTGCTGTTGATGTCCTCAAGCAGAGCCTGACCAAGCTCGGAAGATGTAATTTTGCCAGTCAGGAACGACAGTACATCGCGAGTTGTCGCCTCTGTACCCAAGTTTGAGTTCGGAGGACTTAACATACCTCGCTTGTTCGATGCTCGAACCCAGTAATACCACGTTTCGCTATCCCCAAGACCAGCATGTGTAAAGGTGGTGCTTGCAGACTCTGCGATCAGTTTCGCCGTATCCAGATTATTGGTCTGGGACGCGTAAACATTAATGTGATCAAGGTCTACCGAATCTGGATTAACCCAATTCAGTATCACATTACGATAGTCTCCAACGGCCGTTAATGACGTTGGGGCATCTGGCGGTGTCATTGTGCCCAGCACCTGATAAACGGTACTGATAATCTCTGTTTTTTTACCGTTGAATGAAACCGCATACAGCTGGAAGTCGTAGCGTCCATTCTCCGCAACATTAACGATTTCGTATTGCTCTTCGGTTACACGCGCCGATTGCCAGTTCGATACATTGTTTTCATCAGAACGTCGCCAACTGATCCAATACTCTGGAGATTTCCCTTCCCATGTTGCAGTCAGTTTTACTGACAGGTTGCCAGGGCTTGAGAGATAAGTCCCTTCGGTGATTTGCAAATTAGACGGCTTGGAGTAAGTCGGGTCCAATACCGTCGTATTTTGCGGGATAAGCGTTGCACCATTGTCGATCGCCTCATATTTAGACGGATTGTTCTCAACAGCGGTGATGTCAAAGCTACCCGGCGTTTCCCCCTGCGCGATGTTAACGATGCGAACGCGCATAGGTTCGAGGTCTGGTTCTGTAATAGTCCAGACGCCGTTCAAAACAGGCGTTTCAGCCGAAGACAGGGCTTTTGAAAACGTAACTTTTGTTATATTTTCGCCAGTTTCAAGAACATCGCGTTCAACGATTTTGCCTTCCTGATTCAGTATTCGAATAAAGCAGCCGCCTTTGGCTAACGACACAGGCGCATCGAGTGTGACGCTGTTTTTGGTAAACGCCACAATTCGACCTGAGTTACGTTTGCCTGCGCGATATTTGTTCTGAATCAGAACGGTTTCACCAGGCATCAGAAATGACGCGTCTAAGCCGGCAGTAAATGTAATTACATCCGACTCCATTCTGGCGGTATATAAAAGCCATAAACCAACTCGGTGAGCCTGCCCTCGGCTTGTACAGCCAAATGCTACGACTTCTGTCTTACGCTCACCATAACGGCGCATTGCGTCCTGATCTTCAACGTACTCGATGTTTTGCTTATAACCGTCCTCCTTGTTGTTGTAGGTTACGAGCGCAACGGATGGGCGATCTTTACGCGCAGAACCTTTATAGGTAAACAATCCATCTTTGACGTTAGAGTTGGTAAACATCATTACCGGATCTGATGGGCTATCCTGCATGATGTTAACCATCCCACCAGCCCAAAACACCATGCCGCGGAATGCTCCAGCAATATCCTGAATTAGCCGGTATGCGTCCTGTCGACTGGTGATCTGCGTATTGATTGCAAAGCGTTTCTCTTTGCCACCAAAGCCATCATCGACCTCTTCGTCACAATATCGACCAATCTGGTACAACTGGCCAAGGTCAATCATAGATTCCGACACATACTGACCAAGGCCATATCGAGCATTGGTCAGCAAATCAAAGAGAATCCACGCGGGGTTCGAAGAAGACAACAGCTTAAAAGTACCATCCCATACCCCAGCGTAAGTGTTACTTGACTCGTTATAGTTTGAAGGTACTCGAATTTTTAGGCCACGCACCAGATAAGAGCGAGATGGCATGGTGCTGCCGAATTGCTCAGAGTTTACCTTCAATCCAACCAAAACAGAGTTTGGATAGTTCATCGGTGTATCGACAATTTCCCCGATTGAATCCACCCATGTATCGTTATAGAGATACTGGCTACTGTTATCATCGGTAATACGGACTACACGAACCTTGTATGCGCGTCCAGGCTTAGGCAGCTTCAGCTCGTAGCTACGGTAATAAACGCCGGTCTTCTTTGCTGTTAGCTTAATGCCAACGCTTTTTTCACCTTCCGCGACCACATCTACAAATGTTGAGTCGCCATTTGCTATCTGGAACTTGTACTCAACAGTCGTACCGTTCGTGTCACCAGTTTTTTTATCTATGCTTCGCAAAGAAGGAAACTTCATGATGACACGAACCCGATCAGCTTCATCGTTATCGATTGAAACCGTTACATAATGTGTTTTTTTTAACTGGATATTGACGGATTTAGGCGTTTCAACGAAATCAAAGCCAGACATTGGAGTCTGGTCTTGTGAACCGTCGCGAAAATCCCATGTGATTCCGCTGAAGTTGGAGGAACCGTCTTCATTTACAATCGGCAGATCGTCGATAAAAATAGATCTTGCGCCATTTACTAAGCCGCCAATTACCCCTTCCCCAAGAAGATCGAGGATAGCGGCCATTGCACGAGAATTTACGGTATCGTCGGCTTCAACCGGTGTACGGCTGGAGCTTTTGCTGCTTTTTTTACCACCCGCACCGGCAATAAACAGCGGTAGCTTTTTCTTCTTGAACTGTTCCATGTTCAAAAAATCCTTGTTTACATTAGCTGGTCAATCGTGATTGAAGAACTCACAACCTGTGAGCCAACCAGAATTTCCTCGCCATAGATAAGTTGTACTGGGTTGCCCTGGTTTTCTGTATTTTGAGGGCCGTCGAAATAATAAGAGTTCGAGTTATCTGCCTGTCTCACACTTTCGTTAGTGGCTTGCGGCGATATGATTTGTGATATGCCGCCCATCATCAGTGACAAACCGAGAGGTGCTAAAGCAGGCATCACTACCGCCGATACAACCAACAAAGCGGCCCCTACTACCGTCTGAAACCACCCAAAAGCAGATCCACCGCTTCCTCGCGGAACAGGTGTAATGCGGATTTTGGCAATGTTGTCAGACTGCCCCATCATCTGATATTCACTTTCGTCAACAGACCACTTGTGGCCCTGTTTATTGGTGATCTGGATGTGGTAACTGTCATAGGTTTTGATATTGCGCTTCATCCATGCTTTAAACCCAGGCTTGTTGGCTTCAATTAAATCCAGAGCCTGTTTTGTATTGCGCACCTTTAGATGCCAGTGGCGACCAAAATGTTTAGCCATAGGTCCGCCAAGCTGCACATGAACTAACTCAGACACGTCTCATCTCCCTTGAGCAAGTCTCTGTGACGCAAGTGATGCGTCGTATGTTTCTGATACATTCCGCCGTAATAAGCACGACAACTAAGACGGTCGATCTGGTGATGAAGAATCATTCCATCGCCGATATAAACCGCGCAGTGATCTGGCATTTTCCCGTATTGAATAAAGAAGACGTCCCCACGTTGAGGCTCTGTTCCAGGCGCAAGCCGTACCAACCCTTCGTTTCGGTAGTTCTGGTCGAGAATGTCGTTATCGCCGGTGTACCACGATGGAATATGCAGGTGTGCGTTCGGGTTAAGCTCGACGTTAAACTCACGCTTCAAATAGTCCCGACACAACATCCAGCAATCGAATACGCCAAATACATACGGTCTACCCAGGTATGGCATTTCGAAACCATCAGGTGTGATCACATTCATCTCGCTAAAATGGAAAGGGGCATCTCCCTCAACATTCTTGCGAATAGCCAGAATCATCCACGGAACTTCCGTCGCTTCACAGCCTGCACGATCGGCATCAGATGCTTCTGCTGATTCATCAGTATGTGAATGCCAGATTGCGATTACGTCACCTGCATCCTCTGCCGCTATAATGTCGTCAACGTGCATTACAAAAGTGTTCTGCGGGTTCTCCGAAACATTTCGCGCTTCCATAAAGCGATATTTGTCGCCATTAGTTCTCACCAGAAAGCCACACGCTTCATTAGGGTAGCGATTTATGGCGCAGAGATAGATTTGCTGCATAACATCAGAGCCAAGCTCAGGGATTGCTTTATTACCCATATCGCGTAGCTCCAATAAACCCGCCAAAATGGATCACTCCGTTGGCAAAATAATTCCGACGCGCATTACAGGCGTCATAACGTTTTGTGCAGTAATCAGCACCAGACATAGACGTCTGCTGGTTATTTTTGTCGAAATATGGACCGGTATAGCCGCATTCTGGCCCTCGGTATTTCCACGGGCAGGTGTTTTTAATGATCTGACGATACGGCAGTTGCACCCCCATCAAATCGAACACACTGGACAACTCAAACTCGACAACCTGATGAGTTTCGAGCGTTTTCTGTTCGATAAACCACATTTCATCCGGGAAATGTTGGTTTGGATCTGCTGTTGGATTACCGTCTTTAAAATTAACGGCATCGAGGAAGCGAGCCAGCGTCATCTTGCGAATAATGCGGCAGCCAACAAGATCGTCGTTTGCCTGAACTTCCGCAGAGACGGTTCCGGCAAAGTTCGATACCTGAATTTTTGGACGTGGCAACGTTCCCTGGCCCGTTTTGTCAAAGCCTGATGCTTTGATTGGCCACGGCTCGTATGTCACTCCTTGCCAGACGACCGGTTGCATCAGTTCGTTTGTTCCGGCGTGGAAGAATAGCTTCCCCCCTGAAGTTGTGTTCGACATATCCAGTACGAACAACTCAATGAGTGCAGAGGGAGATAAGCTCTGAATATCAGCTTTAATTCCCATTGTTTCATCCTTGAAATAAGTAGGCGCTAACATCCTGTCAGCGCCACAATGATAGTAAATTAGTACTTACTTATCCAGATACTTAAGCCTCAAATACTTGTCTGAATGGAGCGGTTAATACTGCGTACCCCTGATATCGCTTGACCGTATGACTGTCACATACAACTACAATCCGTTTTCCTCTTGGATTAACCCAATAGAACGACTCAACGCCTGCTCGCTCAGTCAGGAAGTCATCGATTGCATTAATTTCGTTGTATGATCTGGTAAAGGTTAACGACCATTCTTCTTTAATACGATTAAGACCTTGAGCCTGTCGCTGCTCGTAGTCATCACCAAAATTAAGTACCGTTACATTCGGTTTTACGCTTTTTTCAGATTCGTAATCTGGATACCAATTAAACGTTTGTCTTTCCATCTCACATCCTTGTGAGACTGCCCCGACCGGGGCAGTCGATAGTTAGTTACGTTGAGTGTTTGGGTTGAGTGATCCGCCAGGGCGTTTCTCTTGAGCGATAGTCTCAAGCGCGATTGCTTTCATCCGTTGAGCGGCATTGTTCCATATGCTTTCTGTATCGCCGGATTCTGTCGTGCTACCGTCACTATGGACGTTGATCTCAATTGATACAGGAGAAAGAACATTTCCGCCTCCACTCATACCATCGGTACTGAGCGTTACAGGGATTGTTCGGCCATCAGGCAATGGAACATACGCCTCATTCATAGAACCTTCCCCAAACAACGCTAATTGAGGCGAGTTAGCAATACCGCCTTTCTGGTATGCCCGGAGCGGGATCACGCCGTCTTTTCCGAATATTCCTCCATTTGCAAACTTCGGGATTGCAGGAATGCCTTTAGTTCCGTCAGCCACACTGCTGGTTGCGGTTTTAGCAGAGCTTGATGTCACGCTGTCGAAACCACCGCCAGCCCAAGCTGAAACAAGACCAGATGCAACCGTTGCTCCAAAACTCAACCACTTATTACCAGAGCCGGAAGCATTAGCTCCAAGCATTGCAAACGCGGCAGACAGCGCGCCGGTAACAGAGCTGAGGTTCTGCATCGAGAAGATGGAGTCCTTCACGGCTTTTGTCTCGGCATCTTTGGCTTCAGTGCTATCAAATAGCCCTGATACCCAGCTACCAATCGCATTTGTTGCAGTGCCAATTGCGCTGGTGGTCTGCTGTGTTGTTTGCCCCAATCCAGTTACCGAACTGGACGTCTCCTTCGTGGCTTCTCCTACCGACTTGTCGCCGTTAACAGTGTTGCCCATTCGTACCCCTTGATTGGCAACGGCGGAAGCAACCCCGGTCAGCAAATTACCACTCTGTGAACTACCAGCTGCGGTGGTTCCCATCCCCAACATGTTCATTAGAGGCAGCGTGATCTGCGACTTCACGACCATATTGGTGATATCTTTCAAAATGGACTGAGATAGGCTGGAGAAGCTCATCTTCCCGTTAATAACGAAATCAGTCAGGACATCAGTTAAGCCACTAAACAAATCAGTCCAGGTGCTTTCGATCTGCTCTGCCAGGTTTTCGTATTCCAGTGCCAACTTCTGCGTCGCAGTCCCTGTCTCTTTAATAAGCGCGGTATTGCCAGCAGCAATCAGTTGATTGATTTTCTTTGTATAAAGCGCCACAACTTTAGGATCAGACGCCTTATCACGAAGTTCTATCAACGCTTTGAGATTGCGGTTGTAGGTGTCTTCGAAATCAGCAACTTTCTCTTCGCGAGACGGCGTATAGCCAGCACTAATAATGGAATCCGCCTCCGGTGCCCAAGTGGAGATCATCTGCTCAACATTGCGGCGATTAAACATCTCGCGATATTCAGGTGTCGCATTTTTGAGGTCTTCAAGACGTTTTTTCGCCTTGTCGATCATCTCTTGAGTGATGAACTCGTTAGGAACCGCATTAGCCAAATCTGTCAGCGATTTCGTTGTATCGCGAAGAGACTGATCAAACGATACCGTAGCCTTAGAGCTTTCACCCATTTGCCCCATAAGCTGATCGGCTTTATCCAGAGCCTTCTGATATCCGGCTGCCAGTTTCTGTTGCGCTGCCTGTTCCTTCTTGGCCGCACGCTGCGAGGCGTTAGCTGATCGTTGGGCTGCTTTCTCGGCAGCTGCTGCATCCTGTTCACGAGCTTTAGTCAGTGCAGCAATGGCTGCGGCACGCTCTTCATCGCTCATTTTCTCCAGAGAGCTGGCACTGGATGCTTTCTGCAAATTAAGCTGCGTCTTGAGTTGTTTAGGTCCAATAATCGGCTTACCTTCGAAGTCCATCATCGGAGTGCCGTCAGGCAAAGTACGCTGATAAGTCGCAGAATCCATCTGGTTTCGCATATATTGCGCCAGCGCCTTCTGAGCAGCTTTATCAGTTGTACCTAACCCAAGAACAGTCCCCTGGTTTGACATTACGCCCTTACCAGTTTTGACCGCGTTATCTCTCTCGAACTCTGCCTGAGTCAGTTCCTGAGCAACGACTTCCAAATTCTCCTGATAACCACGAATACTGCCTTGCAGTTTCTGAATCTGCTCGGTATTTCCATCCTTTTTGGCTTTTTCGAGCTGATCATTAAGGGTCGCTATTTGCCTCTCGACAGCATTCTTACGAGAAGAAAGTGAATCAACCAATTCTTGCGCTGGTTTCAGATAGCTTTTGTTTACCGTTTCACGTAACGGTGCCAATAGTTTGTTCTTTTCGTCATCAGAAAGTGAATCGTCATCATTGATTTTTTGGATCTTCTCCAGAGCCTCTTGACGAGCTTTAGCGAATGTTGCCGCAAAGTCTCTATTCTCTTCCCGTATTTTCTCTATCTGTGATTCTGCCGCATCTTTTGCAAGACGTTTGGCTACGGCAATGTCTCCGCGTTCAATTGCCCCAGTAGTTTTATCGCGTTTCTTACGAAGGTCATTTAGCTCATTTTCTATACGCTTACGTTCATCCTGATTAATCTTTACTGTAGTTCCGGCCATACCCGGCCCATAAACCACCTTTTCGCCAGATTTTAACTCTTGTTCCTTTTGCGTGATTTGTTGCTCAAGACGCGCTTTATACTCCGCCATCTGTGCACGTTTGGCCGCCGTCATCGCCTCTGGTATTTTCCTAATCTCGTCAACGACCTTTGAAGTTTCGCTGCGGAGCATGGTCATGTACGTGATTAGGCCAGCAACAGCTACTGTGGCAACTGTAAATGCTGCCCCTATAGGGTTTGCTGCAATGAACGCCGTTAATCCAGCAAAAGCGCCTTTAAGCCCCGTAATCGCCCCACGGATGGCGAAAATAAGAGAGGGGATCGGAGCCAGCCCCATACGTGCCGCACGATTGAATCGAGTTACTGCTGTAGCGCCGAGGTTAAATGGAGTCTGTATGGCGGTCGCCATCGTGGCAAAGGTGCTAACCATCTGGCTCCCAGCGCCAACTACCCCCATGATCCCTGCTCGCATCAGTTTGAACGCAACCATCGCGGCCACGACCTTACCGAGATTAATTACCAGCTCTTGGTTCTTTGCTAACCATTGAGCAAGCTGACGCAACCCATCGATTGCCGTTGTTAACCCCGAACCTAAAGAATTGGCAAACGAAATCCCTTCGGCGCTATTCATGATTGAAGCCAGTTCTTTCATCCCCTTCGATAGAGAATCCAGATATCCGGCCTGACCAACCCGATCAGCAAATAACGTGAATGACGTCTGAAGTTGCGCCAGCGCACCTGTGTAGGTTTGCATCATGTCTTTCGCTGCGTTCTCATTCTCCGCACGCAGACCAACAAACATCAGAGACAACGCCTGTTTTGCCTCAACCGTACCGCTGGCAACGGCTTTAGTCAGTTCCCCCATAGTGATGCCTGCGGCGTCTGCCATTGCCTGCATCGCGTTAGGAACGGCTTCACCTAATTGCTGACGTAGCTCTTCCATTGACACAACGCCCTTACCGGACATCTGCTGAACGGCCACAGCCGCACGTTTCAACAGCTCACTATCACCACCAAAACGAGCAACGGAGTCCACCAGCGCCTTCAGAGAACCATCGGTTGGATCTAAGCCAGCAGAACGAAACTTCACGAAGGAGTCTGTTAACGCCTGCATCGCGAACGGCGCATTTTGAGCCATGTCTACGATGTACTTCATGTCATCGGCGGCAGCCTGGCCAGGGTTGGACTTCTCCTTATTCAACCCTCGAAGCATCACCCGCATACGTTCCATTTCGGCCGCAGCTTCAACAATAGGCTTCTGCCACCCAAACATGATGTCAGTAACCGTTCTGGCTGCATCTCCGATCTCGCCAAGCAGGAAAATGTTGCCACGAAGGCCAGAGAACATACCTCCTTCGTTACTTTTACCGCTATGGCCAGAAGCGCCGCTACGCCGCTCGCTACCACCATCGCCACTTCCAGATGTACGAACGCGTACCGGCTTGCTAATCAGTTGCTGACGTCCGATAACTTCGTCCATCTGCTCACGAACCTTTTTCAGTCCCTCGGCAGCCTGACTCGTTGTGACACCCCAATTACTGAGTCGCTTCGTCGTGGTATTAAGGCGCGTATTCATGCCACTCACGGACGCAGAGGCTTCTTTGACCTCCGTACCAAAGCGGCTTGCGCTTTTGCTTGCATAGGTCGCCCAATCAGAGAAATCATTTAGCTCTGATTGCACTTTACGTAATGACGCGGTGAGTTTATCTACTGAAGAAGCTGTCGTATCGACGCGCTCAATCAGGGCTTTAAGACCAGAATTGAGGCTGGTGATGTTGCCACGCATTTTACGCGTAGCATCTGAAGCAAGCTCAAAACCGGCAGCTACATCCTGTAGTTTATCTGCCGTAGAATCGAGCTTGCTTTCCAGAACGCCAATGATACGGGCGACCGAACCCAAAGAGCGTTCAAAGGTTTGGATTTTTTGAGCAGGCTTTGTTACCTGCTCACCAAATCGAGTAAGCAGTTTCCCCGCACGATCGATTGACGCTGTAAACTGTTTGTCTTCCAGCGACAGGATAAACTCTACGTTTTGTGACATTCCCTTGTCATCCTCTGCCAAATATTTGCATCAGTTGCTCTTTGGCGTCAGGGTCTGCCTTATCCTGGCTTGGATCGTAGACTTTATCTGTTACGACTGGTCTTCCAATCCTGAGTTGCAAACCCTCCATGAACGCCTTCACAGCCTCGCCATCCGCCTGGGACGCACGAGCGACTTGTAAGTTGCGGACATCCTCTTCCGCACGCAGACGGTCTATATTGCGACTGAGCATCCAGAACATCGTGAGAGGAACGTTCAGTAGCTCTAATGGCGACACGGCGTAGTGAGCAACTACACGACTGAAATAGAATCCGAGATCTATTGAGACGGTCCTTGTCCCGGATTCATCGCGGGAAATTACTTTGCCCCTTCGCCAGCCGCTTTTTCGTTTTCTTCATCAATCACTTCCATAGCGAAGGTGAAGATCTGCTGGAGTTGCGGAACAGTCAGTTTTTCAAGAACTTCGTCAGGTACTGAAGGGATAACCTTACGAACCAGATCTGCATAAGCTGTCACTTGCTCAACAGGAGACATGTTCATGAGATCTTTGCCTTCCATCTGCTTGATGGAAACGAACAGACCTACCGTCATTTCAACGATGGGATATTCCTGACCGCCAAATTTGATGCTTTTCTTCGGAGGCAGAATGGAATCTAGATCGAGTAATTTGGTCATTGGTTAAAATCCTTTTAAAAGAGAGGCCCATCCTGAGCCTCTGCTTAATTACTGATTAATCTGCGGGGTTAATTGTTACTGACTTAGTTGCCTTCTTACCACCGCTATTGCTGGTGAAGGAGATATTTGTAGAACCCTGCGCCACACCACGTACCAGACCCGTTTGATCTACCGTGGCCTTTTTCTGGTCTTCGGATTCCCAAACACCGGTTTTGTCTGCGGCATCAGCTGGAGTAATTTCGACTGTCAGTTGCACAGTCTCCCCTGCTTTTACAGTTGGAGATTCCTGTTTGATCGACACGGTTTTTACCGGTTTAGGACCGCTCATTTTGCCCAGAACGCCTTCATCATCCGGGTATGCGCTGAACTGAACAGAGAACACACGAACATCATCAGACTGGTAGGTCATAGTGAAGTTGCCCGCGGTTGCCGCTTTCGGGATGGTCAACACATAGTCGGTGGTGTCCTGCGGAGTCAGAACCAGCTCCTTCGCCACATCAATCAGGTTAACGCCCTGTGCAGATGTGATCGTGACAGAGCTGTCATCTTCGCTCAGAGTAGAACCAGGCATCAGGTCAACCATGTTTTGGAGTACAGACTCAGCCAGAGGCGCGGTGATGGTAATGTTGCGCCCCTGAACTAATTCGGAAATTACGGTCTGCCCCAACTGATCGACGGTGACTTTCAGCGTTTCAGTGGCTACTTCAACCTGAACACCACCTTTGGTGTAACCCAAATCCACACCACCAAACGACACCTTACAGGCACCAAGTTTGATGTTTTTTACATGGGTATTAGACATTGATGGAAAACTCCTTTTTCCGTTAATTCTACGCATTCATTGCGCTAATAGTAAGTATATACTTACCAATTGAGTTAATTCAATAAATAGCCAGCAAATTCAACAGGAATGCCTGCTTCTATTAATGCCCCATCATTTTTGGGATAAATGATTGGCATCGCCATCGGTCGTACAAGTCGAAAATAAACACCACCAGATTCCGTTTCCTCTACTGGAAACATCTCAATGATTTTATTGGCTTTCTCAACCGTCGTAGTAATTGACGAACCACGCACAATGATTGTGAATGATTCGTGATAAAAGCCCTGTAGCTCATGATCGATGCTGATACCGGTATTTGGGTTAATAAGCAGGACGCCAGATTTCACATTGGCAGGCAAGTAGTGACAGAAAATGTCAGTCCCGACCGTGCCAATCTTTGCCTTCTGCATCAAACTTGCAAACGCTTCGATAAACACATTAACCTCTCGTAAATCCGGCTTTTCTGGCAGCCTCAAGAATCGCTTCTGAGAACTGCTTCTCGCTAATTTCCACCGCTCTTTCCAGAAAGTGTGGCCCAACACGGGGTTTAACACCGGCAATTGGTGGGTTTGTCACGTTCTTCATTCGAGAAAGATAACCGAGTCGGTATTTACCCAGCTCCATGTACTTAGCATAGTCACCGACTTCTACGCCCGGATGCCCCTGACGTGGTTTTGCTCCAGACACAGAAAGCTCAATGCGCAGCCCTGAATAACCTTCTTTAATCACCCTGGCAAAGATGGCTATCTCCAGAGATCCGGTTTCCAGCGGGGCCATTGCACGGCTGAGACGCTCAACCAAACGCGCCAGCTTTTCCATGTCCCGAATAAGATATCGCTTAAATGCTTTCTGGCTGTTATTGAGTCTATTCCCCGCACGTTTGAACTGATGCGCATCGTATTTCAGACCCATATATTCGCCCCCACTTCAAGATGCCCAGGTCTTCCTCGTAGCCCCCAGCGGCGATGAACACTGGACACCTTTAATTTTTGACCTTCAAGGATCAGCACATCATCAAGTTGTACAGCCGCTTCTAAAGGGACAACTAACACAGCATCAAACAGCTCCAGACTCGCCTTACCACGACTACCAGAGCTATCAGCACGAACTGACGATTTCTCATTACTCTGTTCGAACTTAACCACGCCGACATTCGTCTTCCTGACGAATTGTAATTGCGCCTCGCCGTAAACGTTCTTTGCGCCAAAGCGGTAGATCGCAATTTCTGTTTGCCATGAAATATTCATGCTCTCTCCCTGTTGTTGTCGGTCGCTCTCATTACTGGCCAAAAACCCTTTCGACCAAAAGTAAATAATGCGACTGGCGTTACGCACGGCGAACAATCATACGGTTGTTGATGTAACTGACCAGCAAGCGCCAGGTACTACGAGCCACATGCACGTTTGCAGCTTTACCGGTACGGTACATGTTGGTTGTTTCACCGATGGACTCTGACAAAATGCCATCCTCTCGTGCTGCGGCTACATCATTGCCATTTGCGATCTCACACGCTTCGTTGACAACGGCAAGCATCAACGCTTCTTTGAAGTAGTCAGGGAACTCTTCAAACTTCTCCTGCGTCATCTTTTCCCAATCGACTAAATCATGCCGGTACGCTCCATCTGCTCCCCACGGAATGTCATACACATTCAGCATATTTTGAGGGCGATCGTATCGGTCAAAGTCGATACGTAGAATTTTGCGGATTGAGAACGGTAAAGTTTTAATTCGTCTGGTAGCCTCAATGAGACGCTTGCGCATTAAGCCTTCACCATCCGACAGCAAAGTGTCCCCATTCAGCATATCGATCGCCTGCATTTGAGCATCAGCGACAGTTGCAAACGACTGTTCTGGTATCGACAGTTCAAAACTATTCAGCAGAACATACATTTGCCGCTCTTCATGCGTCAGACCCGATGCAACCGCCTTCACAATGACGTACCGCAGATCGCGTTCTTTCTCAGAGAGCTGGTTATATTCAGCCGACACGACAACCGGAATCGACATTTGACCGCTGGTAATTTCTAGCGGCTCGCCATCAACGAGAATAGCCCCGGTGCTGTCCTTTACTGTGTAGGTAGCAGATTCGATATCCAGCACGTTGAAGGCAAATGAAAGGGAAACAGCTTCACCGCTACGATACGAGTCGATCTGCGCCATTACTCACCGCCTTGTGCTTTCAGGATGCCTTCAATCATCTCGACAATTCCTTTCGCTTTGACACCAACCTGATTACCAATCACACGTAGACCGGCAATGCCTTCATTGTCTGCAATTGACTCCAACTCTTCTCGTGTGAAAGTCTGGATCTGTTTGGCCGGTTCATCGGGTGTCCCACGTTTCATTGGCACAATGTCAGGTGCTGCTGGCTCGGTAATCAGGTCTGCGGTCAACTCGCCACGATCACTGTATGCGGCAGACGGAGAAACATTTTTGCCCTCGACTGTTGATGCTCGCATTGAGGCACAAATCCTTTGCTGATCGATAAAAGGCAACTCCGCTACGGACACCCCGTTCTCGAACTGAACGCCGCACAACATTCCCGAATAACCGGAAAATTGCGGTTCTAATAAAACAATTTTTGCTGGTTTCATAACGCATTCTCTCTACATGGGCGGCTTTCGCCGCCCAATATTGATTATTCCTGTGCAGCAGTGACTTCTACGGTCGCTGTCGCTTTGTGGCTACCATCTTGGGTAGTAACCTCGATTGTGGCAGTACCAGCCGCAACACCAGTTACAACACCGGTTTCGCTGTCAACCGTTGCAAACTCGGTATTTTTAGATTCCCAAGTAACGGTTTTATTTGTGGCTCCTGCCGGCTCGACATTTGCTGTCAGCTGAACAGTTTTGTTTGCCTCAACGGTTGTGCTATTTGGGTCGATTTCGACGCCGGTAACAGCCACAACAGGCGCAGTTACTTCCACCGTTGCAGTTGCCTTTTTGCTACCATCTTGGGAAACGATCTCAATCGTCGCAGTGCCAACTTCTACACCAGTTACGTTCCCGCTCTGGTCTACCGTTGCCTTATCTTCATTTTTGGAAGACCAGGTAACAGCCTTATTCGTCGCATTTGACGGCTGAACATTCGCTTTCAGACTGACTGATTTTCCTTTCTCAACAGAGGTTGAGTCTGGCGTTACCGTTACGGATTGAACGGCTACCGGATTTACGGTGACTTCCACTGAAGCGGAAAGCTGGGTTTCCTGATCAGTTGCAGTAATTTTTACTTTGCCTGGGGCTACGCCAGTTACTAATCCAGTGCCGTTAACGGTTGCAATTTGGTCATTGGCTGACTTCCAGGTGAATGAACTGGCACTCTTACCCATACTAATACCTGCACTAAGTTGAACAGTTTTCCCAACCAAAACTGATGGTGAAGCCGGAGTTATGTTTACGGATTGGGAGAAGGGAACCGCCTGCAAACAAGCAGATAGCTGACTTTGTTGCCGCTCGGTTAAAGGTTCATCGGAGATAGAATTGGTAAATCCGGCGCGGCACATATGCCCCGTAAAATCCGAAAATGCCTCTTCCGTAATCTTCATCTTTTGTTCTGGCATTTCTTGCTCCTACAAAAAGGGTGGGCGTATAGCCCACCCTTTAACATAGATAACTACTTATCTACTACACTGATTAAATTTTTACATTGGTCAGTGCAGCGATAGCCTTATCGTGCTTATTCGCCAGAGAGCAGTACCACTTCACACGGGTACGTACTGCGTCTTTGTTCTGTACAGTACCAATGTTTTCAACAACGATACCTGCGTTGTCGCCGCCATACAGACCAGTAACGCCGTTCTCTTCTGACAGATGCAGGCAGTAGATGCTTGCTTTGCCAGAATCGGTCGGGATGAAGTCGTTGATGATGAACGGAACGCCGTTATGACACAGCATCGGACGACCGAAGTTCTCCATCATGATTTCAGACGGACCTACGTTTACTGTACGCAGCAGCGCACGGTAAGCACGCAGGTGCTCTGAACGCATCATGATGCAGTCAGCACCAAGATCTTTCACCGCATCGACCAGTTCGTCGAACATAGAGAAAGTCATAGATGCACCGGCGATATCGATCTTCTGATCTGCGTGCATCAGGCGTGGAATGCCGTCAAACGCCTTGTTGTTGGAGCTGGAGTCACCCAAAATCAGGTTGCGACGGAACGCACGAGCCAGACCTTTAACTTTCTGACGAACCTGAATAGCCAACTGGTTGTTGGTGTCGGCCATAGTGGTCGCCAGGAATTTATCAACGTCTACGTCACCAGCCAGAATACGCAGTTTCGCAACGCATTCTTCGAAGGTTGCTGCACCTTCAGGGATGGTGTCGTTAACGTCGATGAAGGTAGCTTCACTCAGCGTTTTTTCACGGTTGTACAGATATGCCTTTGAATTAATTTTCATAAAAGGCAGGATGGCAAACAGGTCATCGCGATCGATGATAGTTTCGATCACACCCTGTTCAAGTTCGTTGTTAGACAGCTTTTCAGCTTCTTCACGCAGTAATGGCATCTATCAATTCCCTTTGATTTAGATGTTACTTAAGTCCAATTTTCCCCAGACCGGAGGCCAACTTATCCATAGTCGACTTGTTCTTCGGTTGGGATATTGTGTAGGTCGATTTGGAATGTGAGCCTACACCCTGCTTGGCTTCGCTACGCATCAATGCGTCAGCTTCCGGATCTGCCCGCACAATGCGTTCAATCGCGGATTCAAACGGCAACGGCTTACCTTCACCGTCAACCAGAACAGCTCGTTCTTTATGACCTGCCGGTTTGTCATAACCCACTACGCTACCGTCTTCACCCACTTCAAAATGAGAACCGTAGATCACGCGGGCTTTTGCCGGGGTCATCAGAACTTTGTCACGTAGGAAGAGAGAGTTACTGAAGGAAGCGCCCACGGTCATCTCGACTAATTGAGATTTCAGTGATGCGTTTTCACTTTCCAGTGCTGCATAACGTTCGTCACGCTGTGCCAGCTCTGCCTGGTGTGCTTCGATCATCTGTTTTTTAACAGCATCGAACTCACCACGACGCTCCAGTTCAGCTTGCTCCGCCTCACGACGTGCGTTTTCTGCGGCCTGTTCAGCTTCTAAAAGCTGGCGAGCACGAGCCGGATCGATATCACCGTACTGAGCAAGCTGATCGGCCAATGTGCGCTCTTTCTCTTTGCGCTTCATGTTCTCCTTCAGCAGTTCAGCACCAGCTTTCTTGGTTTTACGAAGTTCGGCCAGTAACTCTTCCTGAGTCATGCCAGCGTATTCGTCATCGCCCTTCGGCTGCTCTTTTTGTTCACCCTGTTTGTCAGGATCTTGTGTACTCTGCTCATTATCAGCAGCTACACCGCCAGCGCCTCCACGCTCATGCGCTTCAGCGACATCCATCAGACCACGACGGGCCAAAAGCATTTGCCACAGATTCATAAAAATTCCTTTTGTTACTTATCACTCGTTCTCTTGAGTAGATGAGTCCCCATTCCCTCGGGGTTGATCTTGCCCGCTTTCTTGGGCTGCACCACGATCATAAGTAAGTGATGACTTATTTTCAAGGGTATTTAGATCATTTTTTGGAGGAAAATTCAAGAGATCTTTATCAAATTCCTTTTTCATCGCCTCAGTAATGTTCGGGAAAATCTTCTCAATAAGCATTTCCATCTGGTGACGACGTACAGAGTCCGGTGCCTGAAGTAATGACAGTTTCTCGGCAACAGAAAATTCATCAGTAAGGCCACGAATATCGAAACTTTCTGGATACGCAATTAAAGAGTGGTCTTCGTCCAGATCTACCCCCATCCATTTCGCAACCAGTAGCATGATTTGGCGTTCAGCCCTTTCCAGACGCTCTGCTTTTGTGACAAGCAAGCTATTTACACGCTGGAAGTCATACATTTTTGCGGCACCAGATGAGTTATCGATTCCCTGTGCGTTGTCCTGCTTCGTTCGCTCACCAGCTACACCAACTGAATGGTAGATTTCGTTAATCACCGTCTTAATCGTAGTGATGATCATCTGAGCTTGTTTCGGGTCTGGTGACAGATAAAACGGCTGGTTTCCACCTTCAGAATCGTAGGTGAAGACTCGCTTTGTGCCCATTTCAAGCACTTTAGTGTGGTTTTCATCACCAGGTAAAAGCGACTGTACTGGTATAGCCAACTGGCTAAATGTCTGATCCTGAATAATGGCATCAAGGTTTGACAGATAGTTTGCAACCGCACGATCAAGATAAGCGATATCATCGATCAACGATGGGCTGAAATACGGTGATTCACTTTCTCCAATACAATCAACAGGAAACACAGGAACTACGCCGAGATTATGCTCACCGCTATCCTCTAAAATAACTTTTGCCTGACGGCGACCTGCTCCACCAGCGCCCTTCTTCACTTCCTCACGGAACAGATACCACTCGTTTTGTGTCCACAGACGATAACGTTGGTATTCCTGACCTGTAGAAGTAAAAGGATCTGCGTCATCGCGAGCGACTTCCACAATTAACGCCCATAACATATTCCCGTCGTCGTCCCATGCCACATCCAGCATTTGCTGAGGTGAAATCCAGTAGGCGTAGGCGCGAGCATCTTTCTTTTTCTCGTCAGCTACTGACTCAACATCACCACTCATCGTGCTATCGACAACAACCCATATGCGACCGTAAATAGACGACTGCAAATCAATAGCGGCCATAAATGAGTCAATAGAGGCATTCTGGCGAGTCGCACGTTTCCAGAAATTGCGGATCTGCTCTGGTGCCTCTTCGATATTTCTATGAATGTCTTCTTTAAAGAGATATTTGTTGATGAGGTTTACCACCTCACGAGTGTGGTTAAAGCGATAAGCACGTTCAACTCGCTCCTTAAACTCCTGATCTCCCTCTTTAAAGTAACGAAAGATATTGTCTGTAAACCAACCACGCCCGCCAGCGTAAGTGCTGGCGAGGAAGTCCCAATGTTCTTTTTTCTTTTCGTATTCCGGGTGGCGTCGCGCCACCAGATCCTTAATTTGTTTGTCGTTCAATTCCATTTGAATAACCTTAGATAATTACTTACCTATCGAGAACCACCAAGAATAACACGGTTTTTGACTGGATACCTACGATGTACTGGATAGCCCAATGCGTCTGCACTATGCTCAATGCCACCTGTCTTATCCATATCTCGTGTTCCAGGCTTGTAGATGACTTTTTCCAGTGAATCAATCAAATGCTTGCACTTCGGATCGATATACAGCCGGATATCTCCAGATGCGGACATCAGCATTCGGTTAACAGCATTAACACGATCCGCAATTGGCGGGTGCTTTTTCGAATAATCGACACGTAAGAATCCCTTCTCTTTGAATATGTCTACGTCAGACTCCCCACGAGCATGTTGGCGATAAGCACCTGCCGGATCTGGAAATACCGTTACCTGTGATTTCCAGCGCCAGAAGCGTCTCTCAAGCTCATCACAAACTTCTGCCGTGTTAGAGGAAAAGAGCACCAATTCATCAATTGCCCATAGCTCACCATTTGGCTGAGGTTGCAAAATTACTGAAGACATCGGGTCAATGTTGAAGTCCTGCCCTACCCATATAGGCAACCGAGGGTTGAACTGAAGCGGTTTTACATGCACGTTACGATCGAACGGGTAGTAAACGCGCCCGGACATGTTCTCAAAGCTGGCCAGGTACTCCTGAGCGAACGATTTGGGGTCCATATCGTTCTTAGCAGCTTCAATTTCCGCCGTAGGTACAAACGGAGAATCGGCAGTTACAAACTGCCAGCTCTTCCACTGTCCCTTTCTTTGCAGCTCTACGTTCTGGCCTATCGTCCACAGTTTGTGAAATTCCGAGAAGCCTTTTGGCGTACCAATGATCAGTGCACCGCCGCGTGTCGATGAAAGAGTAGGTCGTAACACCTTGTACCAGGTGTCAGCCTTCATATCCTGAAATTCATCAAGCACTACAAAATGCAACGCTACGCCGCGCAGAGTGTCAGGCTTATCAGCACCTTTGAGGGCGATCTCCGAACCGTTCTTCAACACGATTGTCATCGTGGTGTCGTTCTTTTTCCTAACCCACTTACGAGGCAGAACTTCCTGTAGATCGTCCCACAAAATCTGGCGAGCCATCTGGTAAGTAGGAGCGACATACCAGACCCTTTGCTTTTTTTCCTTTGCCGCCGCACGAATAATAGTGGAGATCGACAACCGGGATTTTCCCCAGCGTCGACCAGCACAAACAACTTTAAATCGATGCGGAGACTGGAAGACTTTCATCTGTCCAGAATGCAGTTGCACAAGACTGAGTGAGGACGGGATTGCCATTATTCGTCCTCCCCTTCACTTCCATCATCTGTCGCATCAAATTCGCTTAGAGCTTCTTCTTCCAACGTCTCAAGCAATTCGTCATCGATGATTTCAGGCTCGTCGTCTTCCTGACGTAATTTCGCCACCTGGGAAGGCGTAAGCTCACCAAATACCAGGTTCGGAATTTCTTCCTCGTCATTTTCCGCATGATCCATGCCCAATGCTTTGGACGAAACTTCAAAGCATTTTGCAAGGGTATTACTGGCTCTCTGTAAGCTCTTGAGAGAATCCTCAATCGCCCCTAAAGGCTTACCCTCACGTTTGGCCGTAGTGACTTCGACCATCACCATCTGCCCCAACGCATACGCCCAGCCGTCATAACGTGTACGACGTTCTTCTATCTTTTCCGCACGGGCTTTAGCGCGAAGCTCTGCGTCAGATTTAAGAGACTCACGAACCATCTTCCCAACAGAGTCCGCGCCTTTCTCTAATCCTCGCTTTTTGAAATGTCTGGAGAGTGTTTCACGACGAATGCCGTACTCTTCCTCCAGCTTTGAGAGTGTATATTCGCCTGACGTCCATTTGGCTTCAGCTTCGGCCCACTCCGCTGGTGTCAGGCGAGTTTTTACCTCGTCTTTTTCGACCGTCATAGATCCCTCTAAAACACACAGAGCGCGTCCATGCGCTCTAAAACAACTTGTTTACTGCATCTGCTAACCAACTTGTTTTCTGGTGTGTTTAATTAGATCTGGCATGTCTTACGAAGCCTGCTTCCGTATATATTTAATAAGTTACTTATTATTTATATATACAGATGCAGGTCTTTAAATAAGCTCCCAGACCGATTACATCACCAGTAACTTCGCTTTGGCTCGACCTAAAGTGGTTAACCCAAGAGTTCGGCGGTGATAGCGATTGTCACTGCGTTGGCGCGTATGCCCTTTCTCCACCAGCCCCTTTTTTATCAGAGCGCGAATTGAGAACTGGATACTTTGCTTGGTTGTCTTGTACGGCAAAACTTCAAGCAATTCGTCCAGATCAAGTAGATGACCTCGCTCATAACCGAGATTGAGCGTTTTGATTATGTCCTTTTGTTTGTCGGTTAACGTCATGGCAAATCCTTATGCCGGTAAAGCAATTTCTAACGGTTTATCCAAAGGTTGTTTGTCGAATGCCAGCAGTGGCAGCGTGTCAGGCAGTCGACGGTCAAAGTCAGGGTTTCGGTACACACCATACAACGGAGACGTAAAGCTCAGGTTGTGAATGTCCTTGAGCAGCTTCACAATGCTGGCCTCGTCCACCAGACTGTCGGCAATGTCCTGAATCGTCGTGCCACGATTCCGCCCAGCTTTTGCCAGAGAACTGTTCTTGTGGTAGTCCGCCACCAAATCGCGCAGCGCACGGCGACGACGAGACTCGCTCATAGCGAACAACTCTTTGACGATCGCCTCGTTATCACCCGGGTCGGAGCGGAAATGGCGCTGGAACACACGCAGTGCACTTTCATAGCTCTTCGGTCGCTCAGGGCGGATGAACTTAAACCCTGCTTTCATGGCGAAGGGATTGTATTTGCTCATCGAGGACTGGATCTCAATGATTGGCCGGTCATGCATCCTGCTAACCAGGTTAATCATTCGATAAGAGACGCCTACGCCACGATACTGAGTATCCACAACTGAGCGACTGATCACCGCAAAGTTGTTATTCACGTACCGACCCCAGTACTGGTTAGCCACGGTGGTATTAGTGGTTGGTTTCAACTTAGGAAACATGCGGTGGCGAGGTGCCAACAGTAGTTTCGGGTAAGCCATAACCACGACGCCCACCAGACGGTCATCAAGTTCGCAGCGATAGTAAGTTGGCGCGAAAGGTTTGCCGTCTGTTTTGTAGTGAAGCGACTTAAGAGCGTGCCAGTCCTCTACAGTTCCCTTTGTAACAGTCATTCGCTCCAGAAAGTCCAGATGACGCGGAAACTCTTCAGGGCGGTAGCGTTTAATGATGATGTCCGTCATGAATGGACCTCATCATGACTACCATTGTGATATTCCACCTTCACGCGTTCTTTGTAGTGCTTGGTGATCTGCATATCCGGGCGCAGCGCGTTCTTCAGGTCTTCGTGAGTCGTCGCCACCATTACCGTCGCACCAACCTTTCGAGCGGCACGCTGGAGGTTAGACGCCACAACCTGAGCGGTTACACGGTCGAGAACAGCGCCGAACTCGTCAGCAGCCCATACTTTAGCGCCTGACTCAATCAGTTTGGCAATCTTGAGACGATATTTCTGGCCGTCTGACATTTCAGAAGGCTTGCGAACAAACAGATATGCATCGTTCAGACCAGCCATAGATAACAACCCAAGCGCATCACTGGTCGTTTTGCCCAACTGATCGATGACGTTAACCTCATTATCGAAGGTAAAATCATCGATGGAGGCTACAGAAAGCCCTTCATCCTTCATCTGGCGTTGCAACTCGCGCAGCACAACGGATTTGCCGGAACCGGATTGGCCGGTGATGTACACCACATCGCCCTGCTTCACTTCCAGCTCCAGATTGTCGTAAAGCGTCCACTCTTTTTCGTCCAGGCCAAGCCCGAACGACTCAGCGATTTCCAACGTGCGCGTGGTTTTATTTACGCGTGTCTGAAACGATACGTTGATGATGTATTTGCTCATGCAGCCATCTCCCCGGAAGAGATCTTCTCCGCATATGCCACAAATGCGTCTACCCCGCTTTCTCCCGTCATTTCTTCCATGTGGGCAAGCAAATCACCAACAACAATGGCAGAGCCAGCAGGGAGCGTTTTAAAGCCCAATACGTCGACAACACGTACTTCTTCCGCTGCAACTTCACGACTGATCTCGGTGTGTTCATCCTTCTGTCGTTTAGTTTCTTCGCCAAGATCGATAACTAGCGAATCGGTGTCCATTTCTTCTGTCATACTGCCAACGAGAACATTCAACTCACGCTCTTCAAAGCCGAAAACCTCGATATCGTCCAGAACAAGCGACTCAAGCTCTTTCTGTAGCTTA